TGTGAAGATTGTAATAAAGCTAAAAGAAACTTAGGGTACAACCAATTTTTAGATTTAATAAAAAGAATTTATGAGTTTAGAATTAGAGATTAGAGACATTGCAGGAGATATGTTAAAACTTGTCAAGGAAATAGAAGGAAATCCATTCAAGCATACATTAACTGCTTGGGGGTATTAAATTTACAATTAAAAAATAAAGCTATGGAAATTAGACTTAAGAAATTATGGAAAGGTATGGCTGACGTTCGTGACTATGCAGTGCAAGAATGTCTCGACAAAAATCATTCTCTCAGAATCACTTATGATGGAGAAGTTATGGTGTTAACTCCTCACGAACTTAAAAATAGTGTGAAGTTTATATCAAAGCCTATTAAAAGTAAATTTGATGGAACTTATAGGCTTTATAGTTATAAATGGGAACCTAAAGAAATATCCTACTAATGGGAAACATGAACATTAATATAAACAAAAAGCCCTCTTTTACAGAAATTTGGTATGAGGGTTCTGTTGAATATAATGGTGAGTTTTATAGTTTTTGGCTTCTTGAACCTCAAGGATCTGATTACGAAGCTGAAGTGAGATGGTTTTATAAATCTGTTCCAAAGGAAGTGAGACGTATGTATTCAGAAATTATCAATACATTTAAACAAATACAAGATGATAGAAGGCAAGCAAAAGACAGAAACAACGTACAGAGCTATTAATCTAGACAGTTCATCGAGTCTGAAGGAATTTAGTTTAGATAGAAAGAAATATTATAAGAAATATGTAGCTGGAGAAACCGTAGAAGACAAAGACACACAAGCTGCCACAACAGGAAGAATTGTAGAAACATTGTTATTAGAGCCAGAGGAATTTGACAATAGGTTTTACATGTCTGCCTGTGCAACAGCTCCTACAGGGCTTATGTTATCCTTTGTAGAAGCATTGTACAAGTTTACAAAGGAAGCTACAGATGAGAATGGTGAAGTGAAAAGAACGTTTGAGGAAATTGCAAAAGATGCATATGTCGAAAGTGGATTTAAGATTAAGTTTGATGCTGTAATTGGCAAGTTTGTAGGATCTGATTCTGAAATCTTCTACAATGAGATGCGTACAGTGAAATCAAAAGGTCTTACAGTTGTCACTACAGAGGATGTTACAAATGCTGAAAAGATTGTACAAGAGCTCAGGTCAAATTCTTTCACTCATGAGGTTGTAAATCTAGTTAACAGTGTTAGGTGGGAAGTAATTAATCAAATCCAAGTGGAGGGTTATGTTGTTGATGGTCACAAGTTTAAGAGTATGATGGATAAGGTGGTTATTGACCATGATAAGAAAACTGTCCAAGTGTATGACCTAAAATGTACATGGAGCGTAGAGAACTTCCTTGAAGAATACTATCTCTATCGTAGGGCATATATTCAAGCATTCTTGTATTGGAAAGCTGCAATATACATGAAAGATGAGATGGATATTGCAGATTATGATGTTCTTCCTCCAAAGTTTATTGTTTGTGACAGCACAAACTATTATAGTCCTTTAATATATTCCCTTGATATGGAGAATATTTTAGAGGCCTATGAAGGGTTTGAATATAAAGGAAGATGTTACCCAGGTGTAAAATCTCTTATTGAGGATTTGAAATGGGCTAGGGAAATGAACATTTGGAATGTTTCAAGGAGCAATTATATTTCTAACGGTGTAGTAAAACTTAGGAAGTGAAATGGAATTAACAAGAACAATAACTAGTATTTTCTTTGTACCAACATTAAGTATTGATAGAACCAAGCTTAAAGATAATGGATTTGTCAATGCTTATATAAAGGATGGGAGGAACGACGTACAATATGAAAATTCTGTTTATTTATTGTTTCATCCAAAGAACATCGATAGGTTTAAGGTTTTTCTTGACGATGAGTATGAGAGAACAAAGTCTATAGTGGACGATTATGATTATGGAGAGGGATTTGTTGTAATAGTGTACAAGCTTGACGAAAGGTTTAAATCTGATTTTGGACTTGTTAAGCTTGGTAAATATTCCAAAACCTCTCCACAATTTCAATCCTTGTTTCCGAAGATTATAAAAATTATGAAAAACAATCTTCATAAGGATGAAATATCTCTTCAATACAGAATCTTTAATAAAACAAATGACCTTAAGCAGTTCTGGGAGGAAAAGTTAGGAGTGGAATTTACAGAAGACATGGAAGTTTGGCAAGGTTGGATTGAAGAAAAAGAGATTCTTCACGATGATAAAATAAAAAATCATGTACAACAGTGAGATTATAACAGTTATGATTAGTAAATATGGTGTAGAGAAAACCATAGATTTTTGTAAAATGGAAAGTTTGAAAAATGATCTCCTTCATAGAAGCTATAAATCACGCAATCTTATAGAGGCTGCTGGTGAACACGAATATGAAAGGAAATGGTGGGAAGAAGCTAAAGTGCAACTTGAGAACAACTTTATAAAACGTTGATTATGATTGATTTAGAGTTTCTAGAAAAGAACAGGAAAGCTTCAGATGTAATTTGTGACTTCTACACTGAGAAACTTCTCCTTAATATAAACGAACAGGATTTCCCTGATAATTTCAAAGAGTTTATAAAAAGCCAGAGGTTAACAGATGATAAACTTCTTACATTTGTAAATGTTTCTCCAAGAGGATTATTTGATGTATTTGATTCATTCAAAATCTATATAAACATAGATGCTCGTATAGAGAATGATTCTGTAATGTATTCCTATACACTCCTTCCTAGAGACATTGATTGTAATGAAAAAGAATGGTATTCTTCAAGACTTGACGTTGAGAGAGTAGCTGTTAAAGATGCTTTTGTAATTCTAAATGAAAAGTTATGCGAACAGACCCAATAGTCGATCAGGTTATAGCAAAGTTCCAACAGAGGAGTTCTGTAGGAATAAGTAAGTATAACACAACTTTACATGAGAATAATCGTGATAACTACCTTCTTCATCTTCAGCAGGAGTTGCAAGATGCCACCCTGTATATTGAGAAGATACTTACACAGTATTCTGAAATAACTACAATCGTTAATTCCACTCCAAATAACTATGATCTTGGAGAGAAAATAAGAAAGTTAGTTAATTAGAATTTTACAAACGTGTTGGTTATTAAGAGGGATTGTGTTAAATTCGCAATCCCTCATTTTTTAACTAATTAAACAAAGATCTATGGATTTAGGATTAGATGCTCTGAGTAAGATTACAGTGTTTAGCAAATATGCAAAATACAATCCAGAACTGAAACGACGAGAAACCTGGGAAGAAATTGTTGACAGGTATCAGGGTATGATGATTAAGAAATATCCTAATCTGAAAGATGCAATTATTGATAGTGCAAGAATGATTAGGGATAAGAAGGTGCTTCCTTCAATGAGAGCTCTCCAGTTTGCTGGTCCAGCTGCTGAAGTTAACAACTCTAGAATCTACAACTGTTGCTATCTTCCTATTGACAGCCTTTACAGCTTTAGTGAAACAATGTTTCTTCTTCTTGGAGGAACAGGTGTAGGCTATTCTGTACAAAAGCATCACGTTGACCAGCTTCCAGCAATAGTAAAGCCAACCAAGAAGCGTAACTATCTGATTGAAGACTCTATTATGGGCTGGGCTGATGCTGTTAAAGTGCTTATGAAATCATATACAGGATCAGGAAGCCTTCCTATATTTGATTTTCGTGCTATTCGTGAGAAAGGTGCAAGACTTGTTACAGCTGGTGGTAAAGCTCCTGGTCCAGAACCTCTTAAAATCTGCTTAACACATGTTCAAGCTATTCTTGACAGAAAGAAAGAAGGGGAAAAACTTTCTCCTATAGAATGTCATGATATTCTTTGTCACATTGCTAATAGCGTTCTTGCTGGTGGTATCCGTAGGAGTGCAATGATTGCTTTGTTTAGTCATGACGATGAGGAAATGCTTACATGCAAATACGGTAATTGGTATGAACTCAATGAACAAAGAGGACGTGCAAACAATTCAGCTGTACTTGAAAGAGGTGCTATTGATGAGGTGAAATTCTATGATATTTGGAATAGGATAGAAGCTTCTGGTTCTGGTGAACCTGGTATTTATTGGACTAACAATAAAGATTGGGGAACTAATCCATGTTGTGAGATTGCACTACGACCATATCAATTTTGCAATCTTTGCGAAGTTAACGTGAGTGATATTAAGAGTCAAGACGATTTGAATGATCGTGTTGCTGTAGCATCATTCTTTGGTACACTTCAGGCTGGATTTACAGACTTTCACTATCTCAGACCTATTTGGCAGAAAACAACACAAAAGGATGCTCTGTTAGGAATTGGTATGACAGGTATTGGTTCTGGAGAGATTCTTAAATACAATCTTGAAGTGGCTGCTCACATAGCTAAAGTGATGAACAGCATGATTAGTGGTGTTATTGGTACAAACGAAGCAGCAAGGATTACATGTATTAAGCCAAGTGGTACAACATCATTAGTGTTAGGTACAGCTAGTGGTATTCATGCATGGCATAATGACTACTATCTTAGAACTATGAGGTTTAATAAGAATGAGGACATTGCTGCCTATCTAATGGTGAACCATCCAGAGCTTTGTGAAGATGATGTTCTTCGTCCTGCAGACACTGTATGTGTACGTATTCCTGTGAAAGCCCCAGAGGGCTCTATATTCAGAACAGAGACAGCTATTGACACATTAGAGCGTGTTAAGAAGTTCTCTACAGAATGGGTTAAAGCAGGACATGTTAATGGTGACAATACACATAACGTAAGTGCTACAATTTCTATTGATTCTGCAAGAGCTTATGTAACTACACCAGAAGGTTATCAAGAAGTTGTTACAGGAGGTAGAAATGAATGGGAAGTTGTAGGAGAATGGATGTGGAACAATCGTGAAGTGTACAATGGTTTGTCAGTTTTGAATCATGATGGAGGAAGTTATACCCAAGCTCCTTTTGAGAATATATCTAAGGAACAATATGAAGAAAGAATCAGTATGTTAAAATCTTTAGATTTATCAAAAGTAATAGAAATGGATGATTCAGTAGATTTTAGTCAAATCAGTGCCTGCAGTGGAAATCAGTGTGAGATTAACATTTAAAAATAAATTTGGTAGTATAGTAAATATTACATATATTTGCTGTACTACCAAAATATTTTAAAATGAGAATCAAGCCAGTAATAGGAGAAAAGTTTGGAGATTGGGAAGTTATTTCTGAAAAAACTGAAAAATACCAAAGATGGTATAAACTTCATGTGAGATGTAAATGTGGAGTTGAAAGTTTTATTTTAGGAAATACCCTTAGACAAGGTAGATCTACTTGTTGTAGAAGTTGTGGAAACAATAAACATTACAAAGGCGTTGGTAATTTAAGCAGCACATTCTTTTCAAGGATTTTAGAAGGAGCTAAAAAAAGAAAAATAGAAGTTGCTGTTACAAAAGAGCAAATTTTAGATCTTCTAGAAAAACAAAATTACAAATGTGCTCTTTCAGGACTACCTCTCATAATGTCAAAAAGTTTTTCAAAAGATAGAACAAACTTAGCATCTTCAACAACAGCTTCTCTAGATAGAATAAACTCTTCTAAGGGATATATTCTAGGTAATGTACAATGGGTTCATAAAGATGTAAACATTATGAAAAATAAGTTTGATAATCAGTATTTTATAGACATTTGTAAAAAAATTGCAAGCAATCCTTAATGGAGAAGAAGGAATTCATAGAAGGTGTACATTTCTATTTGGAAAATGGAAAGGTGGTGTTCACTGAAAAGTATCATCTTGACAGAGGACATTGCTGTGGTTCTAAAGGAGGATGCAGACATTGTCCTTATCACCCAAAAGGAATAAAGAATAACACTGTGATTAAGAGTTAGCTTGTTTTTCGATTTAAACTGTCCCGATGTGTCTACATTGGGACTTTTTTTTTTACTTTTGGTCTGTTGGAAAATATTTTGTAAATTCGAATATGTTTTCAAACACTCCATCAGAATTAGAGTTTAAGCGAAGAATAGAAAGACTTGGTAAAAGTGTAACTCATTCTACTAAGGAAGAGAATATAACTAAACACATTGATTTTTTTGTTGATGGTGTCTCTTTCGATGTAAAGGGAAGTAAAAAGTTAAATAGAAGTGATTCCTTTACATCAAACACAATGGTTTGGTTAGAGTTAAGAAATGTTAAAGGTGATAAAGGTTGGCTTTGTTCAGATGTACAAAAAATAGCCTTTCTACTAGGAGATTTCTTTTATGTATTTGACAGACAAGCACTACTTGAGTTTATTAGAAAGTTTGTAGGTCATGGTAAAATATACAGGTTTAAAAAGTATAAGGAGTTATTTACAAGACCTGGTAGAAAAGACTTAATTACATACGTTTATCTAGATGACATTATTCACTTATTAGAATATAAAATTTAAAAGTATAAAACAAATGGCAAAATCAACAAAATCAGAAACTTCAGGAGGAAGCAAATTTCAAGAAGCTTTAGACAAATTAAATAAGGCATATGGTGCTGGAACTGTTATAACCCTTGACAGTAAAACAAATGGTGACTATGATGTAATTAGTACAGGAAGTATTGGTTTTGATTGGGTGACACTTGGTACAGGTGGATTTGTTAAGGGTAGGATGTATGAACTTATGGGATGGGAAGGTACAGGTAAATCTACAATATCAGGTCATGCTGTAGCTGAATGTCAGAAGAAAGGTGGTGTAGTGCTTTATATAGATGGTGAGCATGCTGTTGACAAGTCTTATTTCCAGTCAATTGGTGTAGACACAACAAAGATGCTCATTGCCCAACCAAGCTGTGGTGAAGAGGGCTTTAATATTGCAATGGAAATGATTACAAGTGATAGTGTAGATCTTGTAATTATAGATTCAGATTCATCATTGATTCCTAAGAAGGTGTTAGATGGTGAGGTGGGTGATAGTGCTATTGGTAAGAAGGCTGTACTTAACAGCAATGCCTATCCAAAACTTAAGAGTGCTCTTTCTAAACATAACGTTTGCCTGATTGTAATTAGTCAATATCGTGAGAAGATTGGTGTAATGTTTGGTAATCCTACAACAACTCAGGGTGGTCATGCTCTTAAGTTCTATAGTGATTGTAGAATCGAGGTGAGCAAGAGCCTTGCAAAAGAGGGTGATGTAACTTACGGTAATATTACTAAGGTGAAAGCTACTAAGAACAAAATGTCTCCTCCTTATAGACTATCTCAATTTGAGATTGTTTATGGTGAGGGTATTGACAAGGTGGGTGAGATTATGGAGCTTGGTAGTGAGCATGAGATTTTTAAGAAATGGGGAAAAACAATTACCTTTGACGAGATTAAATATGACGTTGAAGAGTTTCGTAAGTTGTTGAAAGACAATGAAGAGTTTTATAATAATATTGTAAGCAAGATTAAAAGTAAGATTTTACAAGTTGTTGAAATAAAAGAAGAAACAAATGATGAAGGTGAAATTTAAAAAGCTTAATGCAAATTGTAAACTACCTATAAAGGGTAGTTTACATGCTGCTTGTTACGACGTTTATGCAAGTTCTATAAGCTTCAAAGAAGGTAGAATTGTTTATGGTTTAGGATTTGCAACAGAAATCCCTGTTGGTTACAAAGGAATAATTGTTCCCAGGAGCAACTTAACCAAACACAGATGGACTATGAATAACAATTTAGGTGTTATTGATAGTGACTATCGTGGTGAATGGATGCTTTCTCTTTCTCCTTTTGAAGGAAGTATTGTGGATGCTGGTCCTCTTCCTTATTCTGTTGGAGAGAGAGTTGCTCAAATTTATTTTGAGAAAATCCTTGACTTTGAATTTGAAGAAGTTGACAGTCTTGAAGATTCTGAAAGGGGAACTGGTGGATTTGGCAGTACTGGCGTTAGTTAATATTTAAACATGGTTTCAAAGAAATGTAAGATGGAAGGATGTAACAGTCCTGTATGGGGAAATGGATTATGTAAAAATCACATTCCTAAGAAGTCTCTAAAGAAAACAGTAAGTAAGAAAGCAGATGGTGGAGGAATGGAGATGAAAACTTTCTTCCTAGATGTCTGGAAAGAACGCACTCATTATTCTGAAGTTAGTGGTAAATATCTAGGAGATGAAGCATTGTCAACCTATTTTCATCACATCCTCCCTAAGAGCAAATATTCTGATGCACAGTATGACAAAGAAAACATCATCCTACTCACTCTAGAGGAACATGATCAAGTTGAGAGTGACATTTACAGGTATGAAGAAGTGAACGTTAGAAGACAAAAACTACTTGAAAAGTATGAAAGAACCAAAGCGTGAGTATAAGAATGATATTAAGTATAAAATCACTCTTAACGAAGAACAAAAAGAAGCCAAAAGACTTATAATTGACAATCAGATTGTTATAATAACAGGAAGAGCAGGCAGTGGTAAGTCATTAGTTGGTGCTCAAGTGGCTCTTGATTTCCTTTTTAAGAAGCAGTGTGAAAAGGTGTTTGTAACAAGAGCCACTATTGAAGTGGGTAACTCATTAGGCTATCTACCTGGAGGAATAGAAGATAAGTTTAATCCTTATCTAGAAGCCTTTCAGGAGAACCTTCTTAAGTGCTATGATGGAGTGAAGATACAGGAGTTTATAGAAGCTAAAAAGATTCTCACCTATCCTGTACAGTTTATACGTGGTAAGACTATTGATGACTTGCTGATTGTTGAGGAAGCTCAAAATCTTACAAAGGCTCAGATGTTAGCTATTCTCACAAGGCTTGGTAAGACAGGTAAGATTATTATTAATGGTGACCTTGAGCAAACTGACATTAGGGATAATGGTATGAATGGACTGGCTTATGTCATTGAGATGTCTAAAAGGATATCAGAACTCAAATGGATTAAGCTTAAGGAAAACCACAGATCAGACATCGTTGGAAAAATTCTTGATTATGAATATGGAAGATAAACTTTATTATTACAAAGCTATTGTAATTAGAGTGTTAGATGGAGACACTGTAGAACTTGCTATTGATACAGGGTTCAGAAACACTTACACCTCTACGTGTAGATTTTATGGAATTAATGCTCCTGAAACAAAGACAAAGAATCTACAGGAAAAGGAAAAAGGAATGATTACAAAACAATTTGTAATAGATTCACTACCTTTGAGGAGTGTTATAATGGTTAAGAGTGTAGAACTGGACAAATACGGAAGACCTCTAATAGATGTATATTGTGGAGAAGGATTCTTAACACATTTAAATAGTGTTATATTGGAAAAAGGTTTAGCTGTTCCTATGGTTTATTAATTAAAATACAATACAATGAGTGAAATGTTTTTTTACAAGAGGAAAGAGATTTCTGGTGGAACTCCAGAAGCTCCTGAATACAAGGAGTATGTTGATGGGTTCAATTTAAACAAGGTTATCAGAGCTGTAACACTTGAGGACGAGAGAATGATTGTCCTTCTGGACGACATACATGAAAGGTCACAAGAAGTTCCTGATGTAGATGTAAGAACAAATAAGGTGAAAGGAACTAAGCGCCAAAGAGATGTTTTTCAAACAGAAATCTATTTAACTAAAGAAGATGCAGAACGATTCTACAAACTATTTTCCTCCGATATCGTGTAAGTGTATAACTTATGGAAGAGTGGACTACTTGGAAGAGTCCATTTACAGCTTTCTCCAGCAAGACTATCCAGGAGAAAAAGAACTCATTATTGTAAATGACTATCCTTTACAAACTCTCATATTTGATCATCCAGAGGTTAAGATTTACAACCTTAAAGAGACATTCAGTACAATAGGAGAGAAAGAAAATTACACTCTTGAGAAATGTAAACATGATATAATTGCTGTGTGGGATGATGATGACATTGCTATGCCAAATCATCTAAGAAATATTGCAAAATATTTTACACCAGCATCTAATCTATTACATTGGAACAGAGGAGTTTTGTTTAGTGGAGAAAACATTGAAGCTATTACAGGACTTGGTAATTCAGGAATTGTATATAGCAGAGATGCTTGGGAAGCTGTAGGTAGACATCCTTTAGAGAATGCTGGATATGACATGACTCTTGTTGTAAAAATGCATGAGCTTGGAAGAGATAAGGTGGTTATTGCTTCTCCTCCTGATGAGGAAGTTAGTTGGTTCTATATGTGGGGAGGTAGGGGCTATCACATGAGTGGGCTTGGTACAGATGATGATTCACGTCCAAATGCAATACAAAGACATTCTGCACATGTTGAGAAGCTTAGGCAGATGGGTCAAATTCCAACTGGTGATGTCAAACTAGTGCCAAATTGGACTAGAAATTATTTAAACATATTAAAACAATACAATGCTAGTAGAGTTCATAATTCCAACATACTATAGACCTGCTCCTCTTACATCAATGTTAGCATCCCTAGTTGCTCAAACTAATGGAGATTGGGGAGCTAACGTTGTTATAGATGGAACTGATCATCTAGATGAGATATTAGACATCATCAATATGTTTAAGGATTCTAGAATAAGACATACGGTTACAGATAAGAGATATAATGATTGGGGTCACACTCCTAGAGAGATGGGTAAACAAATGAGCACTGCTGATTACATCATCATGACAGGTGATGATAACTATTACACTCCCAACTTTGTAGAAGAAATATCTACATTATGTAAACAGAAGGTGGGAATGGTGTATTGGGATATGGTGCATTCACATTTCAATTATGCATATTTCAAATGTGTTCCTGCAGGAGGACAAATTGATATGGGAGCATTTGCTACACGTAGAGATTTGGCTCAACAGCTATACCTAGGAACAGAGTATGCTGCTGATGGATGGTTTGTAGAAAACTTCAAGCAAAGATTTCCAGTGGAGAACATTGCTAAGGTTAATAAGGTGCTGTTCGTACACAACTAAAACACAACAAATGAAAGTACAAAACTTGGTCATTGATTCTACAAATGCTGTGTCAGACTTATGTGAAATAGGAATTAAATATCCTACAGACAAATGTCCGTATAACACTGTGCCATCGTTACATAAGCATCCATATACAGCTGTTTACAACATGTTATTCTCTTATATGCGTTACAATCCAATTGTTCTTGGAGAGGTGGGTATATTAGATAATATGTCTATGCTGTGCTGGAGAGAGTATTTCCCTAACGCAACGTTATATGGGTATGAGTATGCAGAACAGAGATTGCAAAAAGCAATCAATGATAACCTGTCAGACACCACCTATATAAACATGGATATAAAGAACAAGTCATCTATATCAGAAGGACTGTCTTCAAAGATGTTTGACATTATAATAGAAGACAGTACACATGAGTTCAATGATCAGGTGAGGTTTATTAACGTTGCGTATAAACATATAGCACCTGGAGGATTCCTTATTATAGAAGACATATTCAGAAGCGAGGATGAAAGGAAGTATGTTGAGGCTATTAGTGATGTAGAAGACTACTTCTCATCTATGACATTCATAATGACAGAACATAGGCTTAAGTACTCTCCAGGATGGAATAATGATAAGCTTCTTATATTAAACAGGAACAATACACCATGTTCTTAAACATAATTACCCCTTGTACACGTCCTAACAACCTACATGATATAGCAAAAACTATAAACATTCCACGTGATAGCTACAGATGGATAGTTGTATTTGATGCTTATGATGTTCCTAAAGTTGACATACCACAGGAATGTGAAGCGTATGCAATAAAGGTGGGGGGAAGTATATATGGAAACGGACAGAGAAACCACGCTATAGATAAGGTGGAGAACGGACACATCTATTTCAACGATGATGATACCACTATCCATCCTTATCTATGGGAAAATGTAAACCATTTAAACGTAGACTTCATATCGTTCTCACAAGAATGGAAAGATAGAAACATGCGTTTAAAAGGCAACGTTATAGAAGTGGGCAGTATAGATAGTCACAACTTTATTGTTTCCAAACAATGTGTAGGAGACAAGAGATGGAATCTAGATGAGTATGAGTCAGATGGAATATTTGCTAAACAATGTTATCAAGATGCAGCTAGTTCAACATTCATTCCAAAAGTGTTGTCTATATACAACTCATTAAAATAAAAGAAGTGCACCAGAAAGAGCGTGCACATCTTACGGAATACAGGACGAGTTATTATTTAGAAAGACGTTTCTGTTTCATAGGCCATTGAGGACTTTTTAGCCTAAGCTTTGTGTCAGCTTCCTTCATATAATTGTCCTTAGGACGAGGATTTTTCACCTTAGGAGCTTTCTTTGGTTTACCAGATTTCATTAGCAGCCGTTTTTACACTTGCCACCACCTTTCATCATCTTCATTCCACTCATAGCTTTCTTTGCCATCTTACCACCATTCTTAATAACACCACGTCCTTTAAGAATGTCAGCCTTAGTAACTTTACCATCCTTATTAAGATCTGGGAAGGCTTTACCACCATTCTTCATTTTCTTCTTAGGAGCAACAGCTTTCTTATTCTCAGGACGAGAGAAATACTGATCATTCATGGATTTAACCATGTCATCTTGCCTTTTCATAAAAGCTTTCCTGTCAACCATCTTACCAGACTCTGTTACAGCTTTGCTTTTTGGAACACCTTTACCCATTTGGGCTTTCTTAATTTTTGCCATTATTATTATGTTTTAAATTATTAACAATTCCATTTACGAAGTGCAAGAGCTTTCCTAGTTGGTTTACCATTAGGTTTCTTCATAGGACCTTTAACTCCTGACATCCTTGCACAAAAACTTTTTCTTCTTTTGGCAGCCTTGCTACCCTTCTTCAACTTTGAAGGAGGTGTGGTTACAGCCATTTTAAGTTTAGATCCAGGATTAGCAGCTCTATAGCTAGCAACACCTTTAGCATTTAATCCTCCAGAAGGATTTTTTCCTTCAGAGCGTGTCCAAGCTGGTGTCTTACCACCATTTTTAAGAACACCTTTCCCTACATAAGCTTCTGCTTTCTGTGGGTTATAAACTTTAGTCTTGGGTATTCTGGCCATATCTTCCAAATGTTATATTAGCTTTCACAATAATGTCTTTGTGTCGTAATTGCCACATCTCACCTGTATTGTTAATAATTACAGTGTATATTGTATCTGTTTCATGACCGAACTCGGTCACTAACCAAATGACTCCTTCTCCTTTTGGAGTGATTACTTCTATTCTATTAGAAGGTTCGAATATTGTCATTTGCTTTTACGAGCTTTAGCCATTTTCTTGAAAGTCTTAGCAAGGGCTTTAGCTTTACCTGTGCATCCAGGCTTAGTAATAGGTGTACATTTTCCAGCAGTTCCTCTACGTTTAATAGAAGCTGTTGCTTTCTGTATCCATTTCTTATCTGTAGCCATTATTTCTTTTTAGAGATTTTACCACCTTTCTTCATGTTACCAAGAGTGCGTTCTTGCACCTTTGTATATGCACCTTTTGGATCTACCATAGGAGCTTTCTTACCTTTTCCACCAACACCTGCTGACAGGTTTTTAGCTTTGCTTATCTTTGCCATTATTTAGACTTTTTGTATTTATAATTAGGATTGTCTTTGTGCCATTTCTTTGTAGAGGCTACACCCTGTTTAACAGTTTTAGCTCTTCCTATCTTGGTGAGGTTTATTGTATCCCATTTACCTTTATCCTTTGTAGGATGGTTCACAATTATGTCTCCTTTGGTAGCTTTACTACTATTTTTCTTAGATTTATAAACTACGTGCTTCTCTCCACCAGCACTCACTGTCACCTTTCCACCACTCTTAAGGGTAGATCCTTTAAAGGGTCCTTTCTTTTTTACAAGAGGACCATTAGGAACAGGTGTTACATTTCTCATTCTTGGGGAGGATTGTAATAGTTTTTTAATCGTGGGCATTATTTATTATTTTCTTCTAAACATTTAGAACATAGCCCATCTTCATCCAATTCTATTATATGGATGCCACACATTTTCATTTCTTCTTGGAGGCAGCTTTAATTTTCTTCTCCTGCTTAAGCATCTGTGATGTAGGCTTCTTTCCAGAGCCTTTATTTGCACGAATAGAGTCCCATAAACCATGTTGGGAAACAGAACCATCCTTACGTTTAATCATCTTTTTCATAGAAATAATGTGCTTTTAGCTATTCGTCACCCAGCCATTTAATTTAGGCAATCTTTCCTTCAGACTTAACCCTACCGATGATGGCAAGAACACTACCTACAGCAGCAACAACTTCACTGATGATTACAGTGATGTTACTTTTAGCAGCTTTAACAGCTTCTACATGTGCTTTAAGTTGTTCAAAATCAGCGTTTTCTGGGATTTCTACAGGAGCTTCAAGTACATGAGCTGCAATAAAACCTGCTGCAGAAATGATAATTCCCCAGATTGTCTTGGATTGATACCACTTTTTAGTTTCCATATTTATTGTTTTAGTTATCTATCTGTTCGTCTGCTTCTTCTACAATTCCAATCTCAACAGCTCTTGCAAGAACACTCTCAGCTGTCTTAGAAGCTTCGTAAATTAAAAGAGTTTGTTGAGCAGTTTCTGTAGAAAGAGCAAGCCTGAACGCATTTAACATGACACCAAATTCAGCACCTGTCACTTCAAAGTTTGTGTTAGGCTGCCATTTGTACTTCTTACTTGGATCAAAAGAATTCTTTACAGATTCCATATATTTAATTTTTGGTTTTAGTGACGAATGTAATGTATTTATTTGAAATCACCAAATTTATTTTTACCATGTTGCTATTGCAGCACGCTTCCATACATTTGTTGCTGTGCAAACATATATGTGGTTAGCATCAATTCTTATTTCTCCAAGAGTTCCTGTTGCTGTTGCAGATGCAGGTGCTGTGTTCAATGCTGATAGTCTGTATTGTGTAGAAATTACAGAACCAGTGACTTGCAGTTTGTTTGCAAGGTCGTCAGAAGCGCCTCCTATTGCAAAGTTACCTGTATTGAAAAGAGTTAAATAGTATTGGTTGTTAGGAGCTGATGTACCTAATCCAATTTGTAATCTAGGATTTATTGCAGATCCTGCTACACTATCAACAAAAACTCCTATTATTCCATTTCTTTGAAAAGCTGATCCATCGTATCCATAAAATTCTAAAGAACCTAACAGATCATTTGTTTGAACAACTAAAGGAGTTATACGAGTTCCTCTTGCTTTCCTAAGTTCACATCTTGGATGGGTTGAGTTATTTGAATATCTATTTGCTTGATAAAATACACCAGCATCTCCTTCAAGAATAAATGTTGAATTAAAAGTACCACTTGGACTAATAGTAACAATTCCTTGAGTGGTTTCTGACATAGAGCTATTCTGTAGAGCAGAGGTTCCATTGAACTTTGGAAAATATCCAGATGTTCCAGAGCCAGTGATTGCTGCACCTGAAATTATCTCATCAAGATTCAACCATCCTTTATATCCCTTCTGTAACTTTTCCCAATATCCAGTTTTTATAAACGTGGGCATAGTTTATGTTTTTGTGCATTATTCCTCTATAACCACTTGAAATGTTATTGTTCCAGAGGATTTTATGCTTTTTGAAAGATTTAATTTTATTTTGAATATGTTGTGGAACTTTAATATCTCCTCTAGAAGCATGTTGTTATACTTTGGAAGAGAAGGAGCAAGTCTGAAATGATAAGAGTTAGGGTTCTTTGTTATTTCCAGACTTGCCAATTCATCAACTGATTCAATTACACCTATTAAATGTGAAAAATAAGCTGTTTCGTTGTCTTGTAAGACAGGAGGAAAGAACTTTTTATTCACTTGCATTAGCTAAGTGTTAATAGATAACGTGTTTTAGCTGCTTCGCCAGACAAAGCATCTGCCAAATTAGAAATGTCATGAAAACCATTACCCTCTGCATAGCTCTTAAGACTTGAAGAAAAAGAAAGGAGCTCAGAAACAACTGACGAAGGTGTTGCTGATGGTGACAATTGTTCCATCTTTACACTTGTAGGTCGTTTGTTCATATAACCCATAAGCTTTTCTATAACACCATCTTTGAAATCATGTACATAATCGTACAATCCTCCAAGAGCTTGATGTTCCGCATAGCTGTTTGTTTGCCAATGTAAGAGATGAAGCTGCTCATGAAAATATGTGAGCTTGCTTGCAATTCCTTCCAATGACATGTCAGAAGACTTTATCATTTCCTCAGGAAAAAGAGACTTTGCCATAAATTATATTTGTTGGTTATTAAGGAGCAATAGTGGTAGTGGTAGTAGTGGTGTATACACAACACTCATAAGCTTGTACTTCCATCCATTTTCCAACTTTAGGCATTTTCTTTCTAAGGACCAGGCTGCCAGGAACTACACGTCCGCTGCCATCAAAGCGTACATACGCTTTCAAATCTTTACGATCATTTCCCATTTTGTTTCAATTTAATATTGTAAATTATATTTCTGTTTAACGTCAAACATTCTAGTTAGGTAGTAGTGATTGCAAAGTTTTTTACTTTCTTCGCTGTTCAAAACTGTTTGTAAGTGAGGATCGTCAAATGGATTCTTTCCATTATGATAGAGTCCTTTATAGAACGTAGGAGCAGTTCCTTGACTGTTTCCCACTATTCCAGCATTATGAAGGATTCCTATATTATCCAATTTTTCTATTGGATCAGAACTCCAAGCAAAATCTAATTCAGGAATCACCTTCACTTCTTTTTCTCTCAACCAAAGGTTCCATAACACTGCCCACATATCAGCACACCAACTTTGATATCCTTTATTTTCATTTTCAAAGAACTGCCTATTGACATTCATCAAATAAGATCTTATCACTAGGCAATCTGTTATAACCTTATCCCAAAAACTTCCTCCTACATTCTTTAGGAGATATTGGGCTCCTCCAGAGTGGTTATTATTTTTCTCACATATCTCCCTTGTTATTCCAACAAGGCTTGTCACTTCAGATAATATATCTGCTTTCTTATATTTCTCCAACATTTCAGGCTTCACATCATTCACCTTACTGTCAAAATAAGAAGCATTTATGTAGCTGTTTGTGTCTGAAACATAACAAACATCGTCATCAATATAATCATCTATGTTAAATTTGTCTGTAAATACAATGTCACAGTCACAATAGAAGATTGCATGATTTACCATTTCTGGATGTTCATTGAAATATTTCATCAATGTATATGGACGCAATACAGGAATATAGATGCCAAAGGTCTTGCTTATATTGTCCTCATCCTTATAATATGCAAATTCAGCTTCAGGATATACAGCCTCAAGCTCTTTCCATTTCATGTTTTGTTCTCTAAAGTTAGGAGTGAAGATGAGAACAATTGCCTTATCACTCTTATCAATTAGTCTTAAACTTTCCAACCAGACATTAACTTGCCAAAAATAGTAGTCGTCATCAGGCTGAACACAAACGATCTTAAGGGATTTGCCCATATGTAGGTTTTAAAAAATGTCCATTATTAAGGAGCCGCTGTAGTGGTTGTACTTGTTGTAGTTTGTGAACTACCAGCAATACGTATAAGATTCTCCAGCTTCTTAGAGATTTCCCACAAAAGGTTTGACTCCTGGCTCCATCCTATTTGTTTCGATGTCATGATTTAAAATTTGTTTGTGGGGAATAAAGGGGGTGCTTATTTAGCACCACCCTTTTTAACTTGTTCTTCTTCTTTCAGAACAGCTTCACTCAACGTGTTAAACGCTGCGATTGCTGCCATAGAATCATTAAGTGTCTTAAAAAGTCCCTTTTCACTTGCAAGGTCAAGAATAACTTTAACAACCTCAAGTGCTTGCTTTTCTGTCATTTGTTGGTTCATACTATTGATTTTTTACAAAATTAAGGAATAATAACGACATTTAACTTACCTGCTGCCCAAGCATAAGCTCCATCATTAGAATCATCCCATGCTTGATATTCTTCATCAGTCATTGAAAGGTTTCCACTAGCAACAACACTTCCGCTAATTACAATGTCACCTTCTTGAACAACACTTTCTTCCCTAAGCTCATAATAAAAATTAGCTGAAGTGGAAAGGTTGTCATAAGCTGTGAGGTTAAGAACCTTTGCAGTTTTAACTTGTCCTGATATCCATACAGGAACGTCTTGAATGTTTACCATTTTATTTGTTTTTTATTTGTTAGTTAACTATTTCTGCATCTTCTATCAATGGAGCAGGGGCTGGAGGAAACCAACCATTGTCATCCATGTATTGCTGATTCTGTAGGGATGCTATTTCTCCTTCTGTAAGAACACTGGTTTGGTCTTCAGGAACTTGTAAAGCTCCTTCGCCATTTGTTGGATGTTGTATCCAGCTAAACCAATAGGAGGTTACATCACCTGTACATCCCTGTTCTACAGCTATCTGTTGGCTTCTGTCAATGGCATCCTGCTCATTGGCATAGATTAAATAAAGCATATTAGTATATTTTATAATAGTTGTTTATGTTAGATTCAACTCCAGACCTAGATGCACTTTGGTTTGTATTAAACAATATAACTTCAGAAATATCTGCATTTGAGTATACAAGCGGACCTCCGCCAAGACCTTGGTAAGAACCAATAGATGTGAAAGTCGTTGCTGATGTCGGAAACGTACCAGTTGCACTTTGTGATATAGCCACTCCGTTTTTACAATATATTCCAGAAGATTGAGTTGTTATAGCAGTAGCTATTCTTATGTCGTTGAGTGTGTCTGAGTATTGATAATATCTATCTGTAGTTCCAAGGGTTTGAATATATGTATTATTATCAGTAAACTGACCAAATAGTGAACCAACCTCTGTGTTACTTCCAATCATAAATCCTGCTACTCCACTTGCACTTCTCTTACTAACGGCAAAAACAGAATAGTCTATATCTGCTATGGTTACTGGTGTATATGTAAAGAAGTCGTTAGATCCGTCAAACACCATTGTTGGCTTTCCATTCTCTGTATCCACAGCCCCAGCATTAACAATACGTGGTTGTGAAGCAGCTGTTGCCTGTGTGGCATGTCTACCACTACCACTCTGATCGTACCATGTGGTGACAAATCCACTGTTTGCCCCTACAAATGATGTCAAAGCAGCAAGATCAAGATCACCTCTGAAGGTACCATAGATGTCTCTTTCTGCGTTATCATTACTTCTCCTCACCCTAATCAAAGGTCCTGTATAAGCAGAGCTCAAGTTACGCAAAGAATAAGCTGCTGATGCTCCAGAGAAGGAATCAAGCAATGCTGTTCCATTTCCTTGCCAGTAGATTTGGTAGTAGGTGTTGATGTTGGATTGAACAGATGTTCTAAGTGGTTGGTTAGTTGGGTAGACAGTTAGTTCTTGAATACTACCAAACCAGTCGTAGTTATTAATGAAAGGATTTGGATTACCTCTTAAATTTCCTATAGAAAGACCGCTAAGCGTTCCAGATGGTAAAGTTCCAGACCCAGCAAGAACCCCATTATTATAAACATACGAAGTGGTGTCTCGTATTATAGATGTAAGATCTTGTGTTGGTATTAGTTCTTGGTTTACACTAATAGTATTGATAGCAGCATAAATAAACCTATTATTCGGAGGCTCCGTAATGCCTGTAAAGTAATAAACATTTTGAACAGGATCATAACTGTCAAATACAGTAGCAGCAAGAATGCCTGATACAGCAGCAAGCTTACTTACAGCAAAGAATGACTGTGGAGAAGCTATTGGACTAAACGAAGACACAAGCCTCATTCCAGTTCCATCTGTCCAGAACAAAGCTGGCTTACCATTCTCACTCTCAACACTTCCAGCATTCACTATCCTTGGTTGACTGGCAGCTGTTGTTTGTATAGCATCCCTTTTAGGGGCAATAGCTGTTGTGGTGGGTTGATAGCGTAGGAGTTCTGAGCCAACTGATGATTGAGCACCCCAGACGTAAACACCAATAGAAGCATTTCCAGTGTAAGAGTTATTCCATGCTAATGTATTACTATCCCTTAAGAATAAAGTTGGAACAGGTATTCCAGTTGTAGAAACTGTTACAGAATATCTATACCATCCGTTTAAGGCGTTAGTTATTGAGTAGGATAAAACAGAATATCCAGACCCAACGCTACTATTCCCAATAAAAGATGCCGTTTCTAAGTCTAGTACAACACCAGCACCATTAGCTACAGCATCAGTCAAAGATAGCAAAACATATTTCCTATTGAAATATTTTAAATATGTAGAATATGTATAAACACCACTACCATATGCATTGGTCTGATACAATGAGTGTTGACCATTACCATTGGTTTCGAATAATGTGTCAGCTGTTATTGTATTATCTGGAGCTGTTGTTGTGTTGTCTGATGCGGTTGTAAAAAATTTTTGCCAGCTAGCATTACCAAATGTCTCACTCTGTAGAACAAGATTATCCCCTATTCCACTCTGGTCATACCATTTAGTTACAAATGCGTTAGCGCCATTAATAGCTGGAGATGTTGTTGGGACGTAGGGTTGAAGAACGGTTCCTGAAGTTATTTGTGCTCCCCATAAATATACACCAGAACCTACCACACCAAGATAGGAGTAATTCGATGCGCTTTCTCCGACAAAAAATGAAAATAAGTTAGAGCCGCTTTTTCTATTTGTTCCAGTATAGGAAATTCTCCACCAACCGTTTCCTACATTTGTAGACGTGGTGTTTGATAAGATTGATAGTCCTGTAGTATAGCTTGTTATAATAGCTCCAGTAACAAGGTCAACAACAATACCAAATGCATCAAAAGCGCCAGTTGTAAATACAATAGATGCGTTTATATACCTTCTTTCAGCTGCTTTTGCATAAAAAGATACAGTACATTGATTGGTTGACAAGTCTAAAGTCAAGTTCTGATCAGCTCTGTGTACACTATTTACAGCTGTTTCAGTAAGTTTATTAGCCGTTAGAGAGCCATTAGGATCTATAGTTGCATTCGATGTAGCAGTTAAAGCTGTTTTACTCCAATTGCCAGACACAAAATTCTCGGATTGAGTAGCCAAATTCTGCCCACCTGTAAATGCCAACAATGAATTAACATCAAGGTCTCCACTGAATGTTCCACCTATATCTGTCTCTGCGTTGTCATTACTTCTTCTTACTCTTACTAATGGTCCTCTGTATGAGGATGATAGGTTTCTTAATGAGAATGCTGCTGCACTTCCCCCGAACTGGTCCAATAAGGCTTGTTGGGTTCCTATCCATTGGGTTTGGTAGTATGAACCAACGTTTGACTCAATAGCTAGTCTAGACGGTAAAAGGTTTGTTGGATATAGTATAAGGTCAGGTATTGACACATTTCCAAACTGATTTACGCCAGAATCGTACCTAGCACCGATTACAAGACCAGTTGGGGCCGTTGGTGTTCCATTGTAGGTATCAGTCAATAGAACTGAACCGTTAGTGTAAACACTCGCCAAACCACCAGTCTCAAATATGCTTGTACTGACAAGAGATCCAAGAGTGATATTAGGCTTAATGTCTATGGGGTCTGAAAAACCATCAGACCCAGAAAAGATGTAATGCGCTATAAAATTAAAACCATTTGGTACTACTCCTGCACTAAACGAGCGACCATTTGAAGATGCCCAATCTTTGTCGTTTGGAGATACCAAAGATGGTCTAAGGCTGAATATGCCAGCATTGTTTACGTGAGATATCTTTCTAAACGTCGCAAATAATGACAACGATGTAGTCGTTGGTATTGTATTTGCATTTAATAGATTGTCGTCAATACCATCAAACCTTATTGAAGGTTTCCCATTCTCCCTCTCTATCACACCTGCATTTACAATCCTAGGCTGTGAAGCAGCAGTGGCTTGTGATGCATCTCTTCTTAAGATTTGTGTTGTTGTTGTGGCTTGATACGGCTGAAGCCATGTACCGTTTGAGATTTGAGCTCCATATAAAAGTATTCCGCTTGTACCATCTCCAGCAAAATATAAAGATCCATTAGCGTTAGACACGCAAATTGTAATATTTGCCACAACGTTAAATATCACAGAACACCTATACCATCCATTTCCCACGTTTTGAATCGAGGCAGATACTATATTAGCTCCAGACCTTGTACCAAGAGTTCCGTTAGCTAGGTCAAAGTACTGCTGATTTGTAGTGATACCACTACCTATACAAATAAAATTGTAACCATCTGCTTTTGCATAAACACTTCTAATGTTTGTACTAGCCATAGATGCTGGCGTAAAAGTATACACAACGTGAGGGTTCACATTTGCGTTGGCTGTTATTTTACTAGCATCCGTAAGACCAAATGGAGAAACAGCTGCATTAGCTGTGACAGAAACATCTTGAGGAGTCCAAGCCGCAAAATTGTTACTGTTAATCAGTAGGTTTTCCCAGTTGCTATCCTGTGTATACCACTTGGTTACAAATCCATTTGCTGTGTTTGCTGTGGATGTGGTTACTTGATAGGGTTGTGCTGTGATGCCTTGGTTGATTTGGGCGCCAAAGACAAGGAGGTCGTTAGCTGCTAAACTAGGTGGTCTAAGTAAGCCATGATTTGTACTTGTATTAGCAACAAATGAAAAAGTAAATCTTTGCCATGAAGTTGTCGCTGTTAGAGTAGGACTACCTATACTATCACAACCAAAAAGTCCAAATGACTGATCTACGCCTGTGTTTGACCTGACCCAAATGGAAATTGTGTACGATTGGCCTACAGTCAAAGACCTAGATTGGTTTAAGTTATGACCTGTTGCACCAACATTACTTAACCATCTCTCTGCGTTATTTCCACCAAGAGGATCAGCTCCAGCATTAGGAGTTACCGTTGACTGGACTTTATTCCAAGCAACATTCTCAAATTGTTCTGAATATGTCAACAAGTTCTCATATCCAACAAATGCTTGTAGAGCTGCTTGGTCTAATTGTCCTCCTGCAAATTGAATATCTTGTTCTGTATTGTCTAGGCTTCTTCTCACCCTTACAGCTGCTCCTCCATATGTAGAACTTAGTTTTCTTAACGAAAACGCTGCAGCAGCTCCTCCATAGGAATCCAATAGAGCTCCTCCTGAACCTTGTGATGCTAATATGCCTATATATAAACTCATGCTTAAACTGTTATGTCACCAAACAAATACCATTCGTCTGTTCCTATTTTTACTATCGTTGCACCGCTATATTGAGCTGAAAGTTTCAATGCTCCTCCTGCACTTCTCACTGTTACACCTATTCCTGGAACAATTGTTGTTTGACCTGCACCATATTGGGCAATATCAATTTTAGTTCCAATAGGGAATGCTATAGAGGAATTTGGAGGAACAGTGATGGTGTTTGCTGCTCCAACGTTTGTTTCTACAAGCTTTCCTCTGTCTGTTAAAACTAATGTATAAGATACTGTCTGACGATTTGTTGTAACAGTTTCTCTCAATACACCTGCTACAGCAAGATCACCACCAAGATAGTTAGGAGCTGTACCAGAACCATAAAGTCCCCAGCCTGTATTATTTGTCCACTGAAAAGCTTTATATGTACCTGTTGCACCTAATCCATTTATAGTAGGAGTAGCATTGAAGCTAACGTAATCAGCAACTGCTGTTCCTGATATATTTATAACAGCAGAATCTCTTATACCATTAGAAGTATTAGTACCGCTTGCGATTGTATAAGTGCTACTTAAAGAGATTCTTGTAAATGCAGATGAGGGACCACCATTTCCAAAAACAAATTCAGTACCATTTTCTATAGCTACTGATATACCAGATGTTGGTACAATTGATAATACAGAAATTTTTCCAGATACACTAACATCTTTATTAAAAATAAAAGCTCCAGTTTGGTTGGAAGATTCAAATGTAGTGGAAGTAGCTGTTGCAAAAATTCTAAATCTTCTTGTGCTTCCAGTCTGTAATTCAAAAGCCACTGTTCCACTAGCTGTATTACCAAGAAATATGGTACTTGAAGTGGCATTGTATGATGATATAGTACTACCACTAGAGTTAGCTAGTATTGATAAGTCTCCTGTAATTTTAGCATTTCCTAAAACTTGTAATCTATTAGTGTTATCATCAGTAGTTGAGCCTAGTGAAAGGTTACCAGTTTGATGCAAAACCATTTGAGCAGTAGATACACCACCTGTTGCAAATTTAATAGTACCAGTAGCAAAATCGTTTAAAATTGCTATGTCACCTGCAGTTACGCCATTATATAAATATGTATTACTTGCAGTAATTATTTTAACTGGAACTCCTAGTGTACTATATTTTCCAAAAACACCAGTTCCTCCATTAGTTGTAACTTGAACTTCACTAGCTGCAGCAGCATTAACATTAGTATTACTTACTGTTAATTGAGTAGATGTATTCTGATTTAAACTAAATTTTCCTGATCCACTAACTTGTAATCTATTAGTGTTGTCATCGGTGAATGTACCTCCGTTTTGGATGATTAGATTTCTGTTGGTTGTAAGCCTCATCCCCTCACTACCACTTGCGTAGAATGTAGGGAAATAAGATTCGTTAGTAGATAACCTTACTTCGCCAGTATTTTGATTGGCTAACAAAGAAGAATAGACTGTGCCATTTGTGGCAAATTCAATACCGTGAAATATTGAACCACCAACAGTTTGATTAAATCTCAACCTTGCTCCGCTTGTTGCTAATTCACCAGATGTTTGAGGTGTATTAGTGCCAATACCAAGTCTATTCTGTGCTGCATCCCAAAACAAGTTATTAGACCCTGTAATGTTTGTTGCAGCATCCCAGAATGTCACTTGACCAGAAGCACCTCCACCTGTGATTGTACCACCACCACCTCCTCCAGAAGTAGCTATTATACCTGCAAGTCTTGATATTTGACTTGATATTGTATATAAAAGATTAGATTCGTTGCTCCATCCTATTTGTTTACTTGGCATCGGTATTAATATTTTATTATCCTACATTAAATATGGAAACATTCACAGATGGAGACAATGGTCTTGTTGGATTAGTTCCTGCAGCAGTTGGTAAAAGTCTCATACCAGTGGCTTGTGACCACCAATAAAATTTAAGATATTGTCCACCAGTCAATGTTATTGTATCTGTTATTTTTGCGAGTGTCTGATCATTTTGTGCTCCAGTGGTAGTAAATGTAAATGATGAATTAGGAACAATTACATCATCAACAGTATACCAAACAGTTACATTATAATTTGACGCACCACCTGTAAATGAAAGTTGAAGACCAACACTTAAAAAGTAAATTCCTGGATTAGTAACATTAATTCTATTATCTGGTCCTAATGTAAACCCATCAGCACCTTGTGTTGAATTAATTAACACTTGATTAGCTATAGTTGCTCCACCATTTGTTTGTAAGGTGGTATCAAAAAAAGTTGCAGAGTAGAGTTTTGGTACAGCTCTTTCCTTTACAAAGTTATCTAAATTAAGCCACTCTTTGTAACCATCACATGGTTTACAAAGTTCTTTCCAAAAACCAGCTTTTATAAATGTAGGCATATTAAAATGTTATAAAGGTATGGCATTTGACATTATATACAATGTCATTTGCAAAATTTACATTAACCAAATTAATTATTTTCCCTGACCCCTATATGGACTAGTGTTTTTGTCTTTAGGACCTTTGCTCTTTTGAGCCTTTCCTTTCTTCCTCTTCCCAAATGTCATCTTGATTTTCTCAGCACCACCGCCTTTAGTTTTTGCCATGTTATACTTTTTTGCTGTATGTAGACAGAGTAGAAGCTATGTTCTTTGCTATTGTATGCTTGTTGGCTTGATAGAGTTTCATGTCTGCAGAGTTTGTAATGAAACAAACCTCTATGAGAACATTCTCAGCTACAGGTCTCATCCATCCTAATTTCTTTCTAGCCGTAAGAGCTTCTGGTTTCACTCCTCTGTCTTTAAATCCTACACTAACCAGCACCTTCAGGAGATCTTTAGCAAGGTCTTTTTCGAACTGTGAAGATGCATCTGGTATAATCACTTCTGATCCTTTAGCTGCTGCAGCTCCAGCATTCCAATGTATATCAAATAGAATGTCTTTGCTTGCAAACTTTCCTCTTAACCAAGCAAGAGTTTGTGAAAGTGCGTTTGCATTACTGTCTGTTAATGCATTGATTCCCAGCAGTTTAAGCTCTTTAATAACAAGATCTCTTAGTTCAATTGCAAGATCTCTTTCTATATAACTGTTTCCAACTGCACCTGAATCAGTTCCTCCATGACCTGCGATGACAAAAACTTTTCTAGACATAGTTATTTAATTTTAAAATATGCAGAAAGACCAATCTGTGTACTACCGTTCCATCCTAGAGAAGCAGCATAATATCTATTCTGTTTGTCCTTGTACAGAACAGAAACGTTTACACTGTTTCCAAGTGTTTTTGGACTAGCTGTAACCATTGGTCCTATATACCATTCAGCCTTAGGAGCTGGACGTTCTGTTATTGTAATTGTCTTTTCGGGAAACTTTAAATCCCATTGGAGTTTTGTTCCTACAACACTGTTTTGATGTATTGTATCCATCACTGTAACATATCCAAAGGAATCAATCTTATAACTATTCTTGAATATGTTTGTGGAGAAATGCTTGTCTCCTAAGTCTTTATATTGCTGAAGAAGCTTATCGTAGTTTGTATCAGGAACATATTGTACATCCACAATCCATAAAGTGTCTGTATCTCCTTTAATGAACTTAGGCTTACCAACCACCGTATCATGTATATTTACGATCTTCACCACTGTATCCACTTTTGAAATAGGAACAGGTGTGTTGTTTCTACATTTTAAGAAGTAGAAAGTTATTCCTACAGAAAGAGCTAATAATGCGAGAACGTATTTGATTTTCATTTTGGTTTTATTTAATTTCAGAATACACTTTTACAATATATTGTATGACCATTGCTGCTGCAACAATTATACTAATTGTCCATACAATACGCTTTTTAAAGTCGTCCATCTTATCTTGTTTCCTCTCTAGGAGATAGATTTTTTCTTTTATCTTTTCCATCTCCTGCATAAAGCCTCCTGACTTTGTCAAGGAGTTTCCCAATATTGCATCTACAACTTGGTTCAACTTTTTATCAATGTTGTCAATCTTTTCCTCCATTTCGGTTAGTCTCTGTTCCATTTGAGAAAGTTCAGATTTTACAAGTTCATTATATTCCATTGGTTAATAAGATTACATATTAATAAAAAGCCGTCCATGCAGTTCCGTTATATCCGTAGTGTTTATTATCTGTTGTGTTGAAAATAATCAATCCTGGTGCAGGAGTTCCAATTGCATTCATTTGAGCTAATGTCACTCTAGGAGGTAAGAATCCTTGTGTAGTTGAATCCACTTGAAGCTTAGCTGAAGCAACTGGTGCAGCAACACCCACACCAACACTTGCTGCAAAATAGTTCTTATCATCAGCCCCTGCTTGATATATACCCCATCTATTTGTTAACACAACAGATGTACCACCCCACTCTCTTAAATCATTGATTCTTACAGCAGCGTAGTCAGTGAATGTTACAATTCCTGTCAATCCTGCTGGATACACACCCTGTATAAAGAGTGTAGCACCTTTATCTACGGTTCCACTATTTGCTCCACTTGCTTGCATTTGAAGCTGCATTACAGACAGTGGTCTATATCCTGTTGTAGCACTGTTTGCCATTGTAACAGTACCAGTGGTATCAAATTGTATGTTTGCTATGTTAGCAGATCCTGACCAAAGAGCATCTCCAAAAAGTGTAGTGGCTCCATTAAATCTGAAATAGTGAGCTCCCGTAACTGCTGAATAAACATTACCATCTGCACCACGAGCTCCTGCAGGAATATTCAAAACCTGTGAACCAAGAACACTTATTGTGTTAGCGTTTGTAAAGTTGGCTGCAAGCACTGTAGGGTTCACTGTAAGCTTACCATTAAGTAAGTTCTGTGCAGTTCCTACACCAAGCAATCCATATCCTTCATTATTACTCCATTCTACAGAGCGCCAGTTGTTCCGACTGACGACATTGTTGAGAACTGGATTTATGTACAAACCTCTAGTTATGGCGTTTGCTGTTCCAGTCTGGTCAATATTAGACGCAATCTCTAGCCCACTGTAGGCTATCGTGCCAGAATTAGGGGCATATAATGCTGCTATTTGAATTGTTTTAGGCTTTGTAGCATGTGTTGCTCCAAACAGATTAATTGATGTACCAAGGGAAGAGCATGATGATACACTAAATATTTCATTTGTTACGTCAGTCTTGTATATATATCTCTTAGAAACACCTTGTACTCTAAACCAAGCTCCATCTCCTGCATATACATCTCCAGAGTCTGCAACTTTGAAGGTTGTAGAATTTGAATCGTTTTGTATAGTTAAAGCTGTTGTTGTAACTGTACTACCAGTACCCTTCATAAGTGTTTCTCCATACACCTGAAGCTTCTGTGTTGCATTTACATACGAACCACCAGTCTGAAGGACAAGATTGCCGTTATTATACAGCCTCATGTTCTCTGTCATCGAAACTGACGAACCTACACTTACTGTCTGTGCAGCGCCTGTATAAAAATATACGTCAGTTCCTGCAACAATTGCAGAACGAGCAAAGTCGGGAGCTGCTGTTGATGAAACAAAATCTACGCTAGAGGAAGTTGAAGGGGTTACACAAAAGCCCATCATCAAATTACCACCGCTGTACATGCTACCGATATTGCTGAGATGCCCATTCGAATAGTTGTCTTGGAGCATTATCGAGCCATTGGTAGAAGATACGTTTCCTGCCACCAGCTTATTTGACCCAAAATTAGCTTCTCCGCTAACAAATGATAAAGGACTATTTCCAATTGATGTAGATGACGACCAAAGGGGCACAAAGCTTACTGTACCAGTTGATGAAATTATACCTGATGTAAAAAACTCATAAGCTGTACCTGCTGTATTCCTTCTGAGGATTTGATTAGCCGTACCTGCCACTGCTGTTACTGCTGATGCACCATTACCAATTAACACTCCAGTTAATGTAGCTGCACCCGTACCACCTCTTGCAACAGACAACTGCCCAGTCCATCCTAGCGTAAGGGATGTTGCTCTTAATACTGATGTAGCTGGTGTACCGCCTAAGGTGATTGTTACATTTGTGTCATCAGTTTTTGTTAATGCTGCGCCAAGTGTTAAATTGTATGCAGTGTCCCATTGTGTTTGCTTTGCAGTTGTTGGAAGTGAATAACCAGCAGCATAACTTATTGCTATGTCACCACTAGACGTAACTGGGCTTCCTACGGAGAATCCTGTAGGCACTGTAGCGTTAACACTTGTCACCGTACCTACAGACCATGTTCTGTTAGCACTTAAATCAAGAGTGGTTCCATTTATTGTTATTGTAGTTCCTGTCGAAACTCCTCCAAGTCCAGCTAATGTATAAGTTGGTACGTTGATAACTCCTCCTATATATGTAGATGATCCGCTTGAACCTGTAGTTGTTAAGCTTATGGCTGCCCTAGCTCTAGCATCTGTGTAATATAGGTTAGTACCTTCTGTAACTAATGTTGTTGTATAATCACCAGACTGTGCTACCACTGCACCTGTCCTTCCAAATACTGAAGTGACAGGTATAGTTTGTGTAGAGAGAACACCAGCAGCATCAGCCACGACCATTCTTGTGCCAGTGCCAGATAGACTTGTTAAGGTTACGTTATTTGTACCTGAGTTAAATAGCATTGCTGCTGAACTAGATAAACCATATGTAGAATCCCAGAACGCTATTCTTCCAGATACTCCAGAACCTGTTAGGTATATATTATTATCAAGAGTACCGTTGGCCTTCATGAACTGATTAGCAGTACCACCGTTGATAACTACACTATTAATAACAATACTACCACCTATAGTGAATACGTTTGTAAATGGATTGTAGTTAAGATCATTACCACCGTCGATCAGCAAGGACATATTTCCTGTTGAAGAAACTAAAGGTATATAATAACTGGTGTTTACGTTTGTGTTAGCTATTGTTACTGTTGCTGCATTTCCTCCTATGCTTATTGGCCATGTGCCCGTTGGGGTTCCCCCAAGCGTCAGTGAGCCTGTGTTAGTAACCGTACCGCTAAGAGTGAGTCCACCATAACCTCCTGTACCAACTACGCTTGTAACTGTTCCCACAGACCAAACTCTATTAGCACTCAAGTCAAATGATGTACCATTTATACTCAATGTAGTGGTTGTAGGTACACCTCCAAGTCCAGCAAGAGTATAGTTGGGAATATTTAAAGCACCTGAAATATAAGTGGAAGCTCCACTTGACCCAGTTGTTGTAAGACTAATGGCAGATCTAGCTCTGGTGTCTGTATAATACAGGTTAGTTCCTTCTGTTATGTTTGTTGTAGTGAGATTAACTGCACCTGTAAAACCATTAACAGATGTTACGGAGTCAGTGTTGTCCACCTTCTGCCAAACAGTTCCATCAAATATAATCCAATCACCTACATCCCATGAAGCTGTACCATTAATATTAGTAGTACCTGCTACACTGACAATGTAATAATCACCACCAGTACCAACGCTACTTACAATAGTAGGTGTGTTAGTAGCAGCATTCCATGTTCCTTTATAAGTTGATCCTCCAGCTAGACCATTTATCTGCCCTTGTATCTTACCCATTGCTGTGAGTATAGAATCAGCAGATGTGATAGATCCAGAAGTTACAGAAAGTCCTGAAAGCGTTTTACCTATTACGGCTAAGTTTGACAAAGTTACAGTCAATAATCCACTACCAGTTGTAGTAACTTCTCCTGTTAGCCCAGTTACAGTTCCTGTTGTAGGAGTTGTCCATGCAAGCGTTGTTCCATTTGAGCTTAACACTTGACCAGCTGTTGCTGCCACTGGAACACTTGCTGTTATTACATTACCATCTACTAATCCTATGCTGTTTGCCATGTTTTATATTATTGTTATTGCTCTCCAGGAAGCACCGTCATATAAATATAATCCCTTTGTTCCATCCGTTTGATATACAATAAGACCTTCAACTGGTGTTGCTATTGCGTTCTTTTGGACAAGAGTCATTCTTGGAGGAAGGAAACCTTTGGTGGTTGATGACAACTGAAGCAATGCAGATGTAACACTTGATGTCACTATGTCCTTGATTACAGATGTACCACTCACCTGCAAGCGTTCCGTTGTGTCGGTTGCTCCTGTGCCTATTCCGAGATTTCCACCTGCGAACAATCTAAAACGTTCTATATTGGTAGTACCGAATATTAAATCAGTAGCATTAATTGTACCAATGTAAAACTTTGTTCCGCTATTATTTACTAATGCTAAAGCACTATTCCTTGATGTCCCAAAAAGGTTATTTCCCTCAGCTGATGAGAATAAAACAAAAGAGCCAGTTAATGATGAATTATTACTTAATATATTAGAAATTGAACCACTTGCTGATGTTGTAGATAGAGTAAAATTTGCATAATGATTTGATACATTATTCAATGAAAAAGTTGATGCTGCACAAGTAGCACTTATTGTTGTTGTATTTGTTACATTTTGACCAGTTATTGAAAGTCTTTGATTTGTGTTATCCCATTGGAAATTATTACTTCCACTCTGAGAACTCACTCCTGTCCAATATGCCACTTGTCCTGCTGCACCTATGCCTGTAATAGGATTAGTTAATGCAGATTGATATTGAGGAATGTTTAATACACTACCAATAAGTGTAGAAGCACCACCTGTTCCTGTTGTTGTTAAGGATAGGGCGTTCTGTTTATTATTGAATATACTCCAATCTGTTGAACTTAGGTAACCGTTTGTAGAGATTGTTGCTTGTGTTATACCTATTGTACCAGTGGTAGTGATTGGACCCCCTGTTATAGGAGCTGTTGTATTTATACTTGTTACACCACTTACAGGAATTGATTGTGTGCTTAATACACCACTAGCATTAGCCACCACCATTCTACTTCCAACACCATTCAAACTATTAACCTCTAATGTACTTGATACACGTGCTGTTCCACTAATATCAAGCTTATATAAAGGAGTGATTGTTCCCAATCCTAATCTATTGGTGCTATTATCCCAAAAGAATTGAGAATTGTTCTGACTTATTGTTCCTCCTGAACCTGCAAAGAAAACAGATCCTTGTGTAATTGTGCTTATTGCAGGAGCTGCTGTAAAGGTTGTAACAGGACCTATTGTTAATGTAAATCCTCCAGAACTTATTGTTCTGTTTCCTGTTAATGTTCCGTTTGAGTTATAAATATTCACTACGGTTGTTACACCAAGAGCAGCATCTATCTTTTGCAGAGCTACCTGCAAACTGTCGTTTGTGTTTATACCTGTATAAATAAGACTCTCACCTTCGTAAAATACGCAGGTGGAATTCAATATGACAGGGCACACTGGTGATGAACAAGTGACATTCATTTATAAAAAGATAAAAAAGTATATAATTGGAATCTGTCAGAGCTGACTTTACACACACATTTTAATCGAAATGTGTCTACGGGAGATTACAAAAATAACCAATTCCCATAATTTACAATGACACCTCCTAAAATTTTGGTCATAATATAGCTATACAACTCTGTTATTATTTACAGAGAAATTGGTCTAGCTTGTGATTGTGCCTTTATACCAAGATCTTTAGCAAGTTCTGGGTAGAACATTGGAAGCATTCCAGCAGCTTGATTAGCTACAGGGAATGTTTTCATAAGATATTTGATCACCTTGGTTTTTTCTACAAGCTCCTCATCACCAACTGCCAGTCCAAACATCTCAGTGTTAAAGTTAACAACAAGCTTTTTAAAGTTATTTAGATAAGACATTGATGGGAATATTCCAGAGGATACAAGACTTGTTAAGCTTGTAGGATCATAGAAATAAGCCAATTCATCTTTAACCTTATCAGCAGCTCTAAGCATAAACTTATATTGGTTCTTAACCATAGCATCTTCATCATCCTCTGGAGCATTTGCTTTCAGTCCAAGATAGAGAGCATACACAGTTAACATGAACATTAGGTCTACAAGCTGTCCTTTAATATTTTTCCTTGTGAGATCCATAAACTGGGATTCTGTCATTTCCAAAGGCTTTCCAGTTTCTGTTTCGTATTCTTGTTTCTTCTTTTCGTAAAGCTTTCTCATAAACTCTACACCCTTATCATTTCCTTGTAGAGAGTTTGTAAGATTGTTAATTGAACCAAGTAAGTCTTCTGATATCACCCTAAACACATTTCTCATTCTTCCCCACTCATAAGCATCAGATGCTGAGTTGTATTTAATATTACCTAAACGCACATCCACCAGACGAGGAATCCAGTTCTTGAACAACATGAAAGATTTTCCATATATGTTAAGATTTATCATTCTCAAATCATCTTCAGACAAGTTACCCAATGCATCCTTACTAACCTGTTGCACCTTTCTTCTAAGTTCTATAACACTCTCATCCTTTTTATCAACTCCTGGAATAATAAATTCTCCATCTTTTATTTCAGCAAGTTTTAATACACCCTTTTCATCAATTAACTTTTTTACATCACTTTCAAACTTTTCCTTTCTAGCTTTCCTATCTTCTTGAGTTCCTGCATACATATCTTGATATTCAGGTTGCTCTCTAAGATATTGACGAGCATTTACAACTCTACCTCCATCTACTATAGTGTTAATTAAGAAGGAACGGAAGTTTGCAGTTTGTACAAGCATATCTGATTTCCTCATGAGTATCATAAGAAATTCTTGTATGTTCTCTTGACTTAACTTATTGATTGATAGATGTTTAGCAAGTTCTTTATTGTAACTTTCTGTAAGAGGGAGAAAATATTCAAGTGCTCCAACAAACTTTTTTTGATCTTCACCACCAGTCATTTTGCCTGCTGTAAGAAAGAGCTCAGAAGATACAAAATCACTTTTTGTAAAATAGGTCTCAGCGTTAATTATAGATTGAAAACTACCACCCAACAAGTTTGATAGAGCAGATAAGGGATTAAGTCCTAAGGCATTTAATTGGAATGTATTATTAAGTTGATTTATCACCTTGTTAATACTGATTTGTCTTCCAGATAAATTCTCTGGGAATATATTAATTCCAAGTTTCTTATTAGCTCTTTCGCCAAAATCACTCAGGCTACCAAGAAGTTGGTCAAAACTTTCACTTTCTACAAACTTCTGTCCGTATACAATACCCTTCACCATGTTCTCAATTAGCTGGGCATTCTCATTATTATCTGGAGTGTATTGTAACACACCATCTTTATATACGGTTTTGCCAAACATGGATGTAGCAATTGCTTTCTTGTTTCTTTCAGTGTTAATCAATGCACGTCCTTGAGCTTCAATGTCACTAAGATATTTATATCTGATAGCCATTTCATTGTAAAGAGCCATGTTTCTAAACAAGTCTTCACTAAGTTCTCCTTCAATTTCTTTAGTGAAATATGTAGGAATAGTGTCAATTGGTCTACCTGTAAGAGGATCAATTTTACCAAATCCAATGTCTCCCTCATCAATAGATATAGTTCTTAGGAACTGTTCACCAACTGTAATTTTACCACCAAGTACAAGTTTCTCCATAAGTCCTTTACGAACAAAAGGTAGAAACACCCTAGCCTCAGCCTTACTGATATATCCTATCTCCTGATAGTATTCGTTCCTTTCTTTAATATAATTATAGAAATCAAGAGCTGGTTTGTTCTCAGTCTTATTAAGTTGTTTCCATTCATTTGATTCCCAAGTAGTTCTGTCAGGAAACTTTTTAAGTAGGTCATAGTTATACCATCCAGCTGAATCTATTGTAGATGTGTCGTATAAAGATTTAGTTTGTGCAATTTCTCTTTTTATCTCTTTCTGTATTTCCTCATCAGTTCCCACCCTTGCTTTATCTTGGATACGTTGTAAATCTTCTTTCAGTTTTTCTTTAAGAAAGTCTGTATATTCTGCAACATTTATATTGTTCTTAATCCACTGAATGTCCTTCTCACCAATCTTTGTTCTGAGAGTTTTATAGAATTCTGGATTAAACTCATCTATAAGCTCATTTGACTTTTCTTTCTTTATAAAGCTGAAATAGTTTTTAGATGACAACCCTTTACCTTTTGCCCACTCATCATATTTAGATTTGATGTTCGTGAGTTTTTTGGTTTCAACAATTGTATCTTGAGCAGCATATGTAAATGCTCTATTTGCTTTTTTATACAGCACCTCCAAAGCTTTTAATGGAATTGTAGCTGTAGAAGAAAACCATTTTGTTATACCCTTTATCACCTTCTCAGGAGTGAGGAAGTTCTCTACTCCTTCAGATCCAGCTACAAAGTCTTCTACAAACTCTCCTGACACTTCAGATAGTTCTGATAATATACCTCTTGCATCATCAACTGTATCTCTTAAGTCTTCTCTAAGTGCTTTATCTTCTTCAGACAGTTCTCCTTGGAATAGAAACTTAAGTTCTGTATCTAATGTAGTGTAATGTGATATTGAATTGTATGCATTTTCCAATTCATCATAGAAAGCGCTGATTTGTTCTTGAGAGAAAGATTTGACATCTTTTCCTTTCCAGTTTGTTTGGTATTGCTCAAGAAGTTTATTCAGTTGTTTATTTAACACCTTTGCTTGATACAACAAAGGTTTGATGTTTTGTTTAATCTGAAGCTGCCTAATAGCAGAAAAGAGAGCATTCAATTGCTCAGCCTTATTAAGCTTCTCACTAGGAAGAGCTTTCTTTTCAGACATCTTTTTGTATACAGCATTTAGTTTTTCCAGGAGAGCATCAATCTTTTTGTTTCCTGTTTTTTCACCTTCTAGTCCTACAGGTAATAAGTAATCCTCCTTAACATTTTTTACGTTAACATCTCCAATCTGTATACCTGAAAGTGTAGGTAAGATTCCTTCTTTAACATTTCCACCAACATATTTAGCCTTGATTGGAATCATTCTTGTCTGCTTAAAGTCTTGTGGTTTAACCCCATAAACTTTCTCCAACAAGAGTTTGTATTGCTCCATTTGCTGTCTCCAAGCATTCACCTTATACCAAGGAACATCTGTATATTTGTCAACATTCAAATCCATGAACTTCCAGTCCAGGATGTTAGTTTTACCATCAGGTTCAATTGCCAAGAAATCTATTGTACCAGCAAGTCCACGTTTAGCATCATACGTCATTATTTCAGACAAGAATCTTGTTCCTCCATTCTCTTTAGGAAAAGAGTTGAGACGTTCTTTTAAGTTATCTCTCAAAAGCTCGTACATATCCCTATTATCTGGATTGAGCTGGGAAACATATCCACTATCATCAAGTGGAGTGGTTCTTAAATATCCATCTTCGTTTACAAATACAGTAAAAGCATATTCAAGATCAGCATGACCAGCTGTTCCCTTCTCTGCCTTTAAATCAAACAAAGCCGTTTGATATTCATTCTTTGTAAGATCTTTAGCTTTAAACCTTCTCTCATACCAATCTTTTACAAGATCAGTTACCCTTCTAGGCACCTTCTTACCATCTATATAATATCCGTCGTCCTTTTTTTCAATCTTTGAAGAAATGTCTTTAAGCTTTTCATATATAGAATCTCTAGTACCTTTCTGTAGGTATATCTGTGCTTCTTTATTTCTAACATCATCTACACTTCCAATTTCTTCTCCAGAGATAATCTTCATTGCTGCTGTGTCAAACCCACTCTTATTAAACAATCCTTTTAGATAGTTAACTATTTTCTGCCACCAACTCTCCACCTTAGCAACATTCTCTGGATTTTCTATAGATCCTTCTGACTTATTTATAACTGTTTCAGCAAGCACCTTTGCAATAGCCTCTTTCTTGAGTTTTATTACATCAGGTTTACCTTCTTTTGTTTGGTAGTTGGGATCGCTGCTGTATGTGGCAAATACATCCTTCATCATCCTATATCCATTAATCTCCTTCAGAAGAGTGCTGAAGAGTTTAGGATCTGTTTGTTGGATGATTTCTACAACAAAGTGCATAGCTTCCTCAGGAAGCGCTGTTGCTTCTTTACCATTCACCACTTGAATAAGCTTCTGTGTTATATCAGCAACACCGTTTGCACCAATTATTTTACCATTGACAGCTATCTTGCTAACAACTTGATAATCAACACCTATCCTATTGAGGAGTTCTTTAATACGTTTGATTGTCTCAGGAGAAGCTTTTGATAGTTCTGTTCCTGGAAGCTGAAACATTCTATCTGCAGGATCAGTTTGTTTATCTAATGGTAGTTTCCTATATTCATATTCAATGTATGCTGGATTAACGTTTAATGTAATTGTAACTGGATCATACTCAGATCTGTTTGTAACATATCCAGTTATTGCATTATTGAATGATTTCTTGATTGACTCTAGTTTTTGATTAGCTATGTTAATAGCCTGGTTCCTACTTAAAGCCTTTGTTTGTGCAGCATCCACTTGACCATTTATTCTGACAGTGTCGTCTGACATACGTGTAAATGTATACCTACCCTCAAAAGCTTCATCAAAGGCATTGTCTAATATTGCTTTTCTAACATCTAATCTACAAGCCATTAGTTACATTTTTGATCTTTAACATTCAAATTCTTGTCAGGAAAATTATCTACAACTGGAGGTTTTGTATAGTTTTCCTCAAGGTCTTTCATAGCAGCTTGATTAATCCTATCCTCGTATTGTCCTGTTGTCTCTCCTGGTTCTTTAAAAATTGTATCATGCTTCACTTCATGAATCAATGCAAAGGTAAACCATTCCTCTGCACTTTTAAATGCATCTTCAGCTAAAGGTGTAGCAAAAGATCCATCGAGTTGCTTAGCTGGTTTAGTCCATGCCTTATCGTCAAACTTTTGAACCATGGCTTTATAATCTATAGTGATTACACCAGTTTGTCTATTGTTCTGCATTGCAACAACTGTTTCCTTTTGTGTAGGAATCTTGTCTACAAAGTTCAACGGCTTGCCTCTGAATGATTTCTGAGCAATTCCTTTCTCTGGAGTGAATAGTTCTTTCTTCTTAGGTTCTTCAGCAGGTTTAGGTTCTATAGGAGTAGGAGCTATTGGTTTAGGATCTGTTGTTCTTGGAGCAAAGTAGTTAATAATGTCTGCGTTAGGAATCTCATTATCAATCTTCTTTGTACCATTGTTGAACACAGAAGGTTTGTTTACACTATAATACTCAGAAGCAAACACTCCATCTCCATATAGATTGATAAGTTTGTAAATGTGTATTGCATTTCCATCCTTATCATATGTAAGAACAGGATCTCCATTATCATATCTCACCTTCTGATAACCATATACATCCTTGTATGACATATCACCTTTTGCTTTCATTTGAGCAATCATTGATTTTGCCATAGTGGTTCCTGACTCAACGTCAATCATATCACCAGTCTTTCTATCTGTAACAACAGCAGGAACTAAAAGGAAGTCTCTTTGTACATCGAGATAGTTATAAGCCTCATTCAGTGTAAGGATTTTTCTATCTTCACTTTTTATATTCAGATTTGCAACATTTGGAAATGCAGGAGAGTTGTATTGATAGATGTCAATAACATCACCACTGTACGTCTCAACTTGTCCAATAGGTTCATCGTTTACAAAAAACTTAGGAGAAATTGTTCTCCATACATCTTGGTTCTTCCAATTGTTTCTTTGGAATGCTCCTTTTGCAAATGCTTCTATTTCAGGAGTGGCTACAAGATTTGCAATAACTGGAGCAATTGTTTTACTAAAGTCTTCAATAGGAATTACATTCCTTATTGATATTGCACTCTGATAGGTTCCTTGAAGAATAGCCAGCTTTACAATATTATTATATAAAGCATTTGTCTCAGGAGTGTCTCTGAGTTGTCTGAACATTCCTTGGTAGAGATTTTCACTGTATGCAGACTTATCATTTGTCCTAAGCTTGATGCTTTTTGCTCCATCAAACCTATCAGAACTAACCACCTGCAGTTCATTCAACAACTTGTTTTCAGGAAACTTAGCCTGAGCTTCAGCAAGTTGTGTAGCTACAGCTGTAGCAGGATCTACCAATAGTTCTTTTATTTCATCACTTAGCGTTGTCTTGGTTTGGATTATGAAGTCTAGGAAAGATGATGTAATCCTGTTTCCTATCCTTTCATAATCGTCAGCTGACAAATACTGGTTTTCAGCAAACGGTCTTAGAACACTGTCGCTTATTATTCTCAGTTTTGGATTTTCAAGCTTTAGATATTCTCCTAATGCTTCTGTAGATTTGTCAATTAAAAAAGCTTGCTCACCAATAAATGATGTATCAAAAACCTTATCTATAGAAGAGAATATATTTTTATCTCTTGCTTTCTGGGTTTTTACTTGTTTTCTGAATAGAGCGTCACCACTACCAAATCTAGTAGTGTCGTAGTTATATCCTTGAGTGAGGTTGAAACTGAACTCAGCCATTTTAGCATATTTCAAGAACTCAAAGAATATCTTTTGCTGAACAGCATTGTCTATGTCTGTGTCAAACTTACCACCATTTTTGTAATACTTCTCAATATTACTCCCAAGAGAATTTACATCTATACCTGCTGCCCTAAATGTTTCTCCTTTTGAAGGAAAAGATTCCAGGGCATTAGTTATATTACCTTTGTTGAATAGGTTTTTATAACCAATGCTGTCCAGATGGCTAAGGTATTTAGCAATGATTGGTTGATTCAAGAACATTGCAGCTTTCTCACCTACACCAATTCTCTCAAGATACATAAATGTACCAACAACCAATTCACTCTTTATAATCTTCATGATGTATGGATCTTTTGCAACATCCACAAAGGATGTACCATATCCAGACAATCTATCAGATATGTATTGTGTTCCATCTTCAGTCTTTGCTCCAGACATTGATACGTATGTCTTTCCATTTACAACAACAGTGTTGTGAGGGAGAACAACTGAACCATCTCCAAGAAGTTCTTTGTCTCTCTTTGGTAAAAATGCAAATCTTTCTGGGTCAAGATATATTTGAGACTTCTGGAACAATGAGTGTCCTGTAATATTAACAGCAGCAATACCCACCCATTTCTTTGCAGATACAAAAGCATGTCTGAGAGCAGTCATATAGCTTCTGTTAAGAAGCCTGTTCTTAATCTTACTCTCGTCAAAACCTGTTAATTCATCCAGTCTTTCAGACAGTTTCTTAAGACCACCATCACTTACAGGAGATATTAATCTTTGGAACACTTCAGGAAGAGTGAGCAATTCTTCAAGAGATTCGTAATATTCATTCTCAAGGGATTGCTTATATGCTTGGTTTACAAACTTTTCTTTAAGATCAGCTTGAACAGACTCATCTCCAAGTTTTTCCAAATCCTTCATAAGAGAATCTGCCAAATCAGAAATATCGTTATACTCTTCTAAAAGTACATTCAAAATACCATCATACCTCTTAAGAAGGTTTTTCGGATCTGCTAAATTGTATGCAAGAATATCAACTGCCTCAAGTAGTTCAGCTTTCTTAACTGCTTTACCTTCAAGAATCCTATCAAACTCACCTCTAAAGAATTCTTTTGTTTTTCCTTCAGATCCTAGATATTTTATCAACTTAACCTCACCTCTTGCATTCACGTATACAGACTTCAGGTACATATTGAGTTTATCAATATCAAAGTCAGATCCAGACTTAGTGGTGATTTCAGAAGGTACAATAACTGTTGCTCCCATATATTTTGGAAGAAACCCTTTCACCCTAAACACCTCAACAGAACTTGTTGCCTGTGTAGGAATACGAAATCCTATACCTGTAAGAATCTTCCTACCCTCTTCTGTATTATTCAGATAGTTAAGAATATCTTCATCTGTCTTGAATTTGTTTTTTGGAAACTTGTCTTTGAACCAATGAGGAATCATCACTTCGCAATACGGAGCATCCTTTGTATAGAACTTAAGAGTGTCATCTGTAAGAGCCACCTTCTTCTTCTCATTATCATCTAGCTTATCATATGCCTCTTTGGTTATCTTTTTCCAACCATCTTTGGTTTTATAAGCCAAGCTTCTTCCTTTTGTAGCAGATTCCCAGAGTGTAACAGGAACCTGTACGTGTGCACCACCACTCATCTTTGGAGAAACAAGAGCTTTGTCCACCATAGAGAACATAAGACTTCTTATCTGTGTGTATGCAGGAGATGATTCAAATGGTATTCTGAATTGACCGTTCTCATCAGTTCTAACAGTATCAATAGCATTGTCAGAAAGCTCCCTTCTAAGCATCTCATGTTCAAGAGATTCTGAAAGTTTCTTCCTATCCACTACATTAAAACTATCACCAAGGTCTTCAACTCCTAATTTATTAAGAAGCTCATAATAAGAATTCTCATGCATCTTGTCAAGAATATCCTTATTCCTATCATAAGCTTTTCTTATAACTGCTTGTCTTTCAGGATTTTTACTAAGAGGTTCACCATTGCTAAAGAGATCCATGCTTGACATTTTAGTAAGCTGAGATCCTCTTGTTTGATACTTATCGTCTTCTGTTGTAGTTTCCACTTGAATACCATAAGCCTTCCAAGGAACTTCAATTCGATTATTGAAAGCTTCTTGATTAAATGAGCCATCTTGATTGTACAAACTATGAAGACTTTCAGCTCCAACCTTTCTACCACTTATCATTATTGTATATCCTACGTCCTCCTTCATCATCTTCAGATAGAGGTTCTCTAGATTGGTTCCCTCAATCATGCTATAATACATGGGCATTTGAGAAAACTTATCCAACACAAGATCGATAGTGTTCTTATTGTGTTTACTACCAGTCACAATAGGTTTCAATATCTCTAATGTATGTTTAGGTGAAGGAGATGATATAGTTTTCTCATCTTGTTTTTTAAGATTGTCATTTGTATAAGTGTACAATCCTTTGGCAGACATCCTGTTTCTTGTATAAGCCATTTGCCACTGATGCCAATCTTCAGCTTCCCTACTCCATTGTCCGTTCTTATTCTTGATTTCTCTGTATGTAGTGTCCATCAATATAGATGCTGCATCTGCCTCATTTGTTTTGGCATAAGCATCTTTTATATCTTTAGGAACACCTTCCATCATAGCAATACTACCAACAATATTTACGTCAGCAGTGGTGATTGTTGAAGTGTAACTTTTATGTACATGGTAACCAGGATCTCCAGGTAAGAGAGAAATGTCTCCTGCTTTATTCTTACTATTCAACCATGTGTTAAACTCAGGGCTATCAAATGTCACTCTTCTTGGAGAGAGGAATGATTTGATACGTTTTGTCTCATCCAGTTGATTTTCTTTAATTGCAAACTGATAAGGATCACCAAACAATATCTTATGGAACTCAATATTGTTTATGATGTAATTGGTGTTTGCAAATTTGAACAATGCCTTCAGCTCATCCTCAGACATGTTATATTTATTAACATCTTGCTCTTTTGCAAACTTATCATTCATTAATGGGAATGAATAAGCATCCTCATTAATTTGGAAAATCTGACTATTATTTTTAAAATCTCTAATTGAATCATCCACTGTACCATTTACATAGTCGTCTATGTTTGCATTTATCTCAGAAATATTTTCATCAATGAACTCTTTGATTTTTTCTTTGTCACCTTTTTCTATTAACTTGTTTAAGTTTGTCAAAAGGTTTTCAGAAAGAATATCTTTGAAGAAACGAAGTTCTTTTGCACGAGGTTTGACATTTCTCAAATAAGACCTGTCAGACAGGGCAAGTTCAATCTCATCTTCCAGATAACCTCTGAACACTTTGTGGATTTGATCATTTGCCTCATTTCCTTCAAAATCTTCAAAACTTATTTGGTTTCCAAGATTGAGCATCCATTCTGTAGATCCGTCTGCAGGAATAAGAATATAGTAGTCACCAGACAAGTTTTGATTAAACTCTTGTGTAAACCTACTACCAAGTCCTAGCTTTGATGTAGATGTTCCTTTATCATCCACTGTATCTTTTGTACCTTGGATGTAGCCCACTTTCAATTTCCTATCTGTACGTTTACCATCTTTGTCAAAGAATGGTCCTCCTTTTTTTAGAATCAAACTGTTCTTAGAGAATACATCGTTAAGTTCAGGTCTTGCAGAAAGAAGCTCGTCAAGTGTTTCTATTTCATTAAACGTGTTCTCAAATACAGAAGGTGCATTACTATCAGCATAAGATTGCTGACGTTTACCATCTACACCAAAATATGTAGAATCTATATTTGGATTGGTGGCTTTTATATAAAGTTCTGCAAGAGTGTTCAGCTGACCATTTATGGTGAGTGTTTCTCCTGTAACCTTTCCTATCTCTTTCTCACTTGCATATTTATGTATTGCAGATATAGCTCTTCCAAAAGCTTTTTGTTGAGGGTCTTTAAGGTTTTGATACACCTCAAATGGGAAGTTTATACCAAGCTTGTCAAGAAACTCAACCATCTGTTGAGGATTACCAATAGGAATATCAGACAGTTTCTTTGTTCTATATGTCTTATCTGGAGAATAATAATATATCAGAGATGTATTATCATTTGCTAACGTCTTAACATTCTCAATCCATCCCTGTTTAAATTGTTCTACAGCACTGAACAGATTAGCTGCACCATTATACACTTCATTGTTTTCACCTATATATTGTATAACAGCATTAGGTTTTTGTTTTGTAAATGTCTGGTAGAAGTTGATGAACAGTCTCCAGTCTTGCTCTTCGAACTTTGAGAAGTCTATAGATACAGTGTTTCTATCTCCCTTCAGACGAGTGAAGAGGCGAACGTAATTACTGTCATATCTAGACAGTTCGATAAGTTTGTCTACAAGTTTTGTTACACTGTTGGTGTTTGCAAACTTATCCAAAGCTGTTGCAAAGGTTCTTGCAAAGTTTAGAATTTTATATCCATTTACACTAGACAGTTTTTGTTTTGGAAGATCCAAAGAAGTGGTGTCTATCTGACTTGTTGGTACAGTTTCTGTTAATGTACCCAGGATTAACTTGATAGGAAATGGAGAAGACTTTTTCCAGTCTGTAGAGAATGCCTCACGAGCATAATCATTCTTATTATAGTTCTCATCGTTTATACCAAGAACACCCTCTTCATCAAAATCTATTTTGAACGTACGAAGGAAGTCACGAGTTTTACCAATAAGTTGTCTCCATGTATTTTCAGAAAGCAAATCTAATTTTCCTTCTTGTTGATAGCTTTCTTTTATTTCTGCAAATATTTGAGGAGCTGTAATTTGCTCAGGATTGTACAAAGACATGTTTGTTCCAAATGCTATTTGAAAAACACGAGCTGTAATATCCTGTACAAAGTCATGAGTTTGCTCTTCTGTCAATCCTTCTACAGCTCTATATTCAGCAAATTCATTCTTTGCGCTCTCTGAAATAACTCTTTCTTTAAATCTACCTGTGTCAATTGCTTTAAACAGTTGTTCCTTCATAGAAGGTTTCTGTACAAACTGCTTGAAGAATTCAATAATGCTTCTGAAGAATCTGAGAACTTTCTCCTTCAGAGAACGAGCAGGGAGTTTACCAAGTCTAAACTCAGCAAAATCATCCATGATTCTCTCCTTCAGCATCTGGTCAGTTACATTTGGATCATCATAGGAATAAGTTTTTCCTGATTGTCTATCTTTAAACTTACCAGACTTTTGTCTTTCTTCATCAAGAATAGCCTGACGCTCTTCAGGAGAAAGCATACCGTTCCATACAGCTTCTCCTATTTCATGATATTCTGTACCTCTAGCTGCAGACCTATAGAACTTAGCAACACCATTTTCAAATGCACCCCATGCTTTCTCACCATCATGTGTTGTAAGAACATTCTCCATCACTGTATATGGAATAGTAGGAACCTTTTCAGCAGCCCAAGCTTTGAACAACTCAAGCTCTTCACTAGAAATTCTTTCTATTCCATCAGCACCCACTCTTCTATATTCTGTATTAGGAGGTGGTTTAGTTCCTCCAAAATTTGTTGGTGCAGTAGGTTTAATCCCTTCTAAGACATCTAATTTTGCATTATATTCAGCCTCAATTTCTTTTATTAACTCAGGTGCTTTTATAGCAGCGTCGTATTGTTCTTTAGTTATTTTTGAAAGTCTCTTATCACCTCTTAGTGCGTCTTTAGATATGTTTGTACTTCCTTCATCGTATGCATATATATTGTCTACATTACTTTTGAAAGTTAATGTACCGATTGTCTTATTCTCTCCCTCATAGCTTCCTTTTATTAAAACGTATGGAGCTTTTTGTTTTATCTCTTCTTGTTTTCTTTTCTCTATATCAGCTCGCTTAGCTATGAGTATAGCCTCTTCTTTTGTTTTAACATACTCAGCTATTATGCCTTCACCAGTATTATCTTGTACATCATATGATCCGTCACTTCCTTCATAGACAGTAAAGGCTCCAAAAGATTGAGTAAACTGAGTAGTTGGTTTAACATCTGTAACAGCAGGAGCTGCTTGAAGTTTCTTAACTTCTGAAAGAAACTCATCTACCTTCTTTACTAGCTCAGGATTACTACCGTCTTTTTTAACTTTATAATACAGTTCAGACAACTCTTTTCCATTCCTTAAACCTTCAGCATTTAGTACATCGTAGTATTTGTCCATCAAAGCTCTTTCTTCTTTGGACAAAGACTTTATACGAAGAGTCATCATTTGAATAACCTGTAACTGATTTCCAGTTTCTTCTATATCAGTCTTAGCATCTGTAGAAACTGCTGTTGTAAGAGGCTCTGTCCTAGCTGTTCCTTGCACTTGTGCAAGAGGAGAAACATCAGGCTGCAATACAGCTGCTGTTGTAGGAGCAACTGAAGCATTCAATTGTTTTTGTAAATCGTTTGCTATTTTGAGAGAAACAAAACCAAGAACATGCTGTTCGTCTTTTTCTGTAGCATCAAATTTCTTTTCTGCTTTTAATAAAGGAATTATTGTATTGTTAAGAGCATCCTTATTATCAGTAATTTTCTTTATTGTGTCATTAGATTCAACCTCTACAAAAACTTCACCATCCTTAATAGTGGCTGTAAATCCAACAGGACCGTTCTTAAGTTGGTATACGTTTTGCGTTACACCATCTACGGTGTAATCACCTATCTTCTTTCCAGAAGGAGCAGGTGCTGTAGGAGCTTCTGGTTTAACAACAGGCTTCACTTCAATAGAAGGAAGTTCCACTCCCTCAAGAATGGAATACTTTTGTTTGAAATTAAAAGGCTTAAGCTCTGTAGGTTTCTGAATAGGAGTTGTCAAAGGAATGTCTACCACTGACCTATTAGACCCATCTGGATACTTTGAAGACAACAGATAAGACTGATAATTATCCCATGTTCTTGTTGCAAGATTTTTAGACTCATCAATATAATATTCATTAAACTTCTCACTAAAGTTTTTTGTAAGAGAGTCATTATTGATGTTAGCGTAGAGATTCTCAAGCTGATCTATAATTTCAGCCTCACTTGCACCAAGGTTTGTCAAATCATATCTCTTTCCACCAAAGAAGAAATCCATTGTATCATAGTCAATGAATATCTGATTCTTATCTGTCTTTGGTGATTTCCTCCAATAAAGAACATTTTGAAGGAACCTTGTATACTTCTTGTTGCTCTTTATTTTCTTTCCTTGGTCAAGTTTTTGTTTGATGTCTTCAGACATCTTTTTCATCACCTCAAAAATAGTTCGTGCTTCAGCTTTAGTGAACTTACGTGTCTTGAGGAATGTCAATACATCTCTGTATTGGAAAACAGGAACACCATCAGGAAACTTAAGGTTGCGTCCTTGGTGTTGAATATTTCCTGTTGTAGGGATTACAACAAGTCCTTCTTGGTAAACAATCTCATTTTCAGGAATAAGAGTTTCACCAACAGTGTTGTTATCGCTAAGGTTTGCTATGTCTGGAATACCAGGGCTTACAGAAAACTTATAGATTTCATATTTTCCTTCTGGAGTGTTAAACAGTTGGTTGCGTTTTGCTTTCCACCTATCTGAATACTCTTGTGCCTTATCCTCATCTCCAGCTCTATACCTATTTTCTTTATCACTCCATGTAAGACTTGTTGTAGGCATTGTATCAAATACCACTTGATTAATGTCCACAGGATCACCAACCTTTCCAAGTTTCTTACCACTCTTATCTACAAAATATACATCAGCCCCATCTTGTTCAACATACACTGCACCAACAAATCCATCATTCAAGTCTGTGTATGTAGAAGAATCTACACCAGTGTTAGCCATTGACATTGCTGTCAGTCCAGATAAACCAAGAGAGTTTTCTTGATTCTGTGTAACAAGGATTATTCTGAGGTTGTTTCTGTTAGGAAGGTTTCTGTAATTGTTCCTAAGTGTAATAGCACGTTGCTGACTAGGACTAAGTTTACCTGATTCCCAGTCTTCAGACGCACCACTAGTTGATATAAATAACCATTCAATTCCTTTCTTCTTACTCTCTACATCAAACTCAGCTTTTGTTTTTGCTGTATTTTCTTTGGAAGCTATTGTTCCAGATGTATGTTCTATATCTTTTTGATCTTCTTCTACATCTTGTTTAAACTTCTGCAGTTTCTCCTGCTCAGTTTCTACCTTTTCATACCCCTCAAACTTGGATGGATCGACATTATATATGTCACCATTTATATCTTCCACCTTCAGTGTACCATCAGGATTGATAGCAATCACCTTTGCTTTCTGAAGATTACCAAATTCTTCATTTATAGAATCAACTTGTTCTTTTGCTTTTTCCTCAGATTCATAAAAGGTGATGTTACCATCAGGTGCAGTCACTTGCCACCTATCATCAGCAATCTTATCAATTTTAGCTTTCTTTCCTGCAGGAATTTGATATTCTCTACCCTCTTCAAATGTTTCTTTAACACCAGCTTTATTTGTAAACTGAGGACCTTCTTTTACAACAATCTCTTTTTCTTCTTTATCTTCTTCCTCAGGAATAGCACCAGAACGAAGCTGCTCTCCTTGGTCCATGAATTTGTTAAATCCTTTTTCGCCTGTGAGATTGTCGTATAATTCAGACACATCATCTTTCAGAGAGTTGAGCCTATTAATGTCATGACCATAAGTGAATAAGTCAGTGGTATTCTCTGGACCAACTTGTCTGCTAGCAGTTGGGTCTTGATTATTGAGCTCAAAGTTGAGTAGATAATCAAATAATTTACCATCTACACCATTTGTCAAACCAAGATTGATTCTTTCAGAAGCTGTACGTAATGCCTTAACCTGATTGTTTATTCTTTTCTTATCCTGTATAGATGTAAACTCTGTAATAGTTTTATTTAACTGATTGGCTTTTTCCTCATAAGATGTGCTAAGATCTTTAAGAGACTCTTTGTTTGTTAATTGAGAAAGCAAATCATTTGTAACAATAGGACTAATGCTATTGACACTTTGTTGTATAGAGTCTAATCTGTTATTTACATGTGGAATCTTTGCTGCAAGAAATGTAAGCTCTGCTTTCCATTTATTGAAATCATTAAAACGTGAGGTTTCAATTCCCTCTTCAGTAGTGGTTGGGTTGTCTATCTTCTTGAAAGGATTCTTGAATGTAAAATCAATTGAATCACTAATCTTCTTAATTTGATTAGCTTCATCAATTAATGAATCTACATATTCATTTACAGTGGACTTATTGGAAGAATTGAAGTCCATACCAAATGACTTCTCAAACTCAGCTTTATCCAAATCTTTCAACATCCTCAACTGTTCAATTGTAACCTCATGCATTCCTGAAGGAATACGTGATTGTACAAAGTTGATGAACATGTCGTTCTTAAGATTTTTATATTTAAAGACGTCATTAGCTTTTACAGCCTCATCCATCTCTTTAGCAATGCCAGCTGAGTTCAAAGTGTTTTCAAAATTACTACTCAACACTCCAGTGAGACCATATTGATTGAGAATGTTTATAGAACTTTGCAAACGTTCATCAGATCCTTGTCCTCTTACTGTATCAATTTTAGACATTATTCCACCACTAATCATTGCGCTGATTGCACCAACAATCATGTTCTCCAATCCTTCGTCTGTTCCAAATTGATCTTTTAGTCCCTTCACTGTAGAATTAACTGCTTCAACAGTGGTGCTCCAGTTATCTTTGTATAATGGGTTTGAAAGATTTTTATACTTTCTTGTAAAATAATCATAAGTTCCTTTTTCTGCAGCATATTGACCACCTTCCTCATATACACCTTCTGACAGAATGTTTGGCAATTTAGGTTGTACAGACTCCCAGATTTTTCCAGAAAGTGTTTGAGCACCTTTTCTTTCAAACAAGTCAAGCGATCCTTCCTTAAGTCCAATTTTACCAACCTCGTCTATATCTCTTGTGAGCTGTCCGCTAATTCCTTTTTGAGCAGATGTAAATGATTTAAACAAGTTTCCAAACTGAACAGCATTGGATACTGTCAGTAGTGCCATGTTAATACCAAATCTGGTATTCATTGCATCTGTTGCATATTTTTCAATTTCTTCTAAATCAGAACTAATTGGTTCTTTTCCAGGATTTTGACTTTTATATTCTTTAATCAACTCATCCTTCACTTGCCTATATCCATCACGAGCCTCAATTGCAGCTTCAGTTCTAGAAGAGCCATATATGCCCATTCCATATCTAAATCCGTTTGTTACTTTTGTTCCAGCAGCAATCTCTCCTAAACGTTTAATGTTTAGAATTTGTTGTTCAGTTTTTCCAACAGTTTTTGCAAGATCTAAAACCTTATCTACTTTTGTACTACCAGCGTAAAGTTTATTTAACCACAAAGAAGCTTTACCAAGTTGAGATGCCACCAATGGAGCAGCTCCAATTCCTTCTGTAGCAGCTCCAATAATTGCATCTTGTACAAGAGCTCCACCAATAGCTCCTGCTGTAAAACCAAGATTCTTAATAATTTTATCACCCCAGAAATTAGCACTTCCAGGCATGAAAGGAACTATTGCTAGATATGGATTTTCTTTTTCTTTTCTAGTGTAGTAGTTAGGAAAATAGTCTTCTAGATTTTTTGTCCAATCATCTATTGCAGCTTCATAACTATCTGGTCCTCCAGATAAAGCAGCTGTACCATTTTTAAAAGCAGAAATAGTATTAGGAATTGTAGCAAAACTTTGAGCAAATGTACCTGCAGCCAATCCTGCCATTTTCACAGCACTATTTCCCAATTGTGCCCATGCAGATTGTTGCATTCCATAAATATTCTCAAGATCCATCCCTCTAACATAAGTGTTGTATCTTTTGTTAGCTGCCACTTCACTTAACGGAATAAGATTAGCACCACCACCTTGTCCAGGAAGTTTTGCAAGCTTTGATAATTGAGAAGAGTCAAGACCCTCTATAGATTTATTTACAGAGCCTCCACTAACTTCAATATTTGGAAGTGTGGGCATAGCACTTAATTGAGGAGTACCTAATGCAAGTTGCGGAATAGGATCTCCTTCTAAAGGAGTGTTTGTTATCAACTCTTCTTTAAAAATTGCCATTATTTGCTATCTTTTATTTCTTGATATTTCTTTGTACCAATGTTTTGCATAATTGCAAATACACCATCTAATTTTGCAAAGCCCTCTTTGTTCACAACATCATCTTTCCAAATACCATTATCATTTACATACATTCTAATTTGGTATAGATCGTCGTCTCCACCATCGTTGTCAGAAGCGCCTTCAATGTCAAATCTTACCAAACTTGAATATTTACTTCCTGCCAATAGCGGAAGCTGATCTCCTGTAAATGCAGCATTTAATGCTCCAGATGGTCCACCATCAACTACTCCAGCTGCGTTTGTTGTTTTTGTAGGAGAACTCATTACCATATATTTCGCACTATCTAGAGGATGTCCTTTAGCTGCTTGTGGAAAATATCTACCTAGTTGTTTAGAGTTAAGTGGAATCTCTTGAACTTCGTTTCCATTAAATATTTGAAGAGTTCCTTGAGACATATCAGCTTTTCTCTTTACAACATATTTTAAATCACTAGCTTGCTTACCTGTTCTCCATGCTGTTATGGTGGCAGGGTCAAACTTTTCAGAATCAATCTTTCCACCAAGTTGACTTGCTATCCCATACATGTTACCAATAAGATTATCAACTTTTCCCATTGTAACCTTATCTTCTTTATCCAATGTACCAACTTCATCTTGATACTGAGGCATTATTTTTCCAAGTTCTGTATTAATAAAATTATCTTTATCTTTTGAAATCTTAGCTGATTTCTCTCTAACTTGACTACGAATATTATCAAGTGTTTTTGCAATCTCCATTTCTTCACCAACTAATGATGCCAATCCACTTTTTTGTCTTTTCTCAATAACATTAATTATTGGAAGATATTTTGAATTAGCGTATGCTTGTTTCATTTTACCCCAATCTGTCACCCCACCTCCAATAGGAACTCCAAATTTGTTTAATTGTAAAGAAGAAGTAAATCTATTAATATCACTAGTTATACTTCTGATTTCTTTAGCACTATATATTTGTGTACCATTTTTTACATATCCAGGAAGAGAGTCTGCAATATTATTAATTGCGTCGTCAAAAGGTTTTGCCTTTTGTGTAATGTTTACATAATTGCTCATTCTCCTAGTCATATCAGTTTGCATACCAATCCACTGATCAAGAATTTTTCTTTTGTTATTATCAGTGATGCTTGATGGGTTTGCTAGGTATTGATCAACTAGGCTATTCATTGCCTCTCTTTTCTGAACATCATTCATCTCGTTATATCCTGAAATAACAAAAGGAGCGTTCTCTCGTTTAAACTTTTGCATTTCGTCATCAAGACCAGTGATGCCATTTTGCAAATCCCCAAGTGTAGGAAGAGTTTTATCTGTAGATGTTCCTAAGTTTTCGAATATAATATCTTTACCAGCAGCATCTTTTGTTAACTTGAATTTTTCTATATTAAGTCTTTCTAGACTTAACCCGTAATCTCTATCTTTATTCTTCTGGTCTCTAACAGCTTCTGAATATTTAAATGCTAAATCCTTCTTCTTCATCAATGCATTGAAGTAAGGGTTGTCTTTATATTCTGTTTCTATATCTTGGTAGGAAATATCAGTGGCCAGTTTATTTAATGTTTTTTCCATGTAAACTGAACCCTTAAGTTCATCATCGCTAATTCTACCAATATCACTAAGTTTCTCACTAAGCTCTTTATCTATTCCACCTTTGTTTACAAGATCTGTATACTCGTTCATCTTTGCTGTAAGAGCATTTCTTTGTTCCTTTGTAAGCTTAGAATTTCCAGAGAGCTCTGTTGATATCTTGACAATTTCTTTTGATAGTATGTCTTTCTTCATATTGTATGAAGAAGTTATATCACTTGTTATTTTTTGTTTAAACGAGTCTCCAGTGTATCCTCTATAATGATACCAACCGTCAATATTCAATTGTCTTTTATCATTCTCATCAATACTACTGTAAAAGTTATCAAGAATCTTTTGAGCAGATTTCCCTTTAACTTTAGTTTTTAGCAGCACTTCATCAATCCTACTCTGCCCTTTGTCTGGAGTTGTAACATTACCATTTTTATCAAAATATAAAATATTGCCACCATTATCTCTTTGGAAAGGCATTTCTATAGATCGATCGTATTCGTGGACATCTTTTGCAACATCCCTAAGCTTCTTTTCAATATCTGTATATTCAACATAATAGTCCGAAAAAGAAGCATTTATGTCATTGTTATTTAACCATCCGTTTATTTTATTATTAAACCATGCTTCGTTTTGTACAGAAGATTTACCTGCTTTTCTAGCAGTCTCCATATCTTGCTGTCCTTTTCTTACATATTGAGTTGATGCTACTGCATTTTGTACTGTGGGGTCTTTTGCAATTTGTGTAGCCATTCCTCCTACAGAGTTAACTAATTGGAAGTTTGAGAAGTCTCCAGCAGCTACGCTCTTCAGTTTTCCTCCAAGCTCATCAAGCTTGGATTGAAGATATTGTTTATGTAATGGTTTAACAACATCCAATCCAGCCACATTATCTATATAGCTTTGGATTTTCTGTACCCCTTCTTCATACTTCTGTTGTTTATACATACCCACTTTAGCCATTGCCTCAACAGGCAATTGCTGAACGTATGGGTTAAATTGCATTATTTGGTCAGTAAATGAAGCCATGATATGTTAAGTTAGCAAATGTAATTTAATATATTATAATAACCAAGACATCATAACGAAACTTGGTAAGTTGGTATAACTGAATCAGTTATAGATTTTTTATTGCTTTTACGATAGAACCGTTTCTTCCTTTTTTAGGCTTAGGATCCTCTTTCACCCTATATCCTGTAATATTATTGTCTTTTCCATATATAGGAATAAGATCATTTCCTTTACTATCTTTTGTGGTTGATGTGGCACCAACTTGAGGAATATTAAATTCTGTCAAACCAGTGTTAAACACTCTACCATTAGGACCAAACGTGTATTGTGGATACATGTTTGCCATTACATTTGTGCTCAGAGTTTCAGCTTTATTCTTTGCAATCTTATCAGCAATTGAACTAAGAGCAGTGAATGCTTGTGCTTTTGTAGCAGATTTAGCCTGAGACTGCCTTTGATATTGTTGATCAAGAATACCAAGGTTCTTAAGAGTGGCATCATTCAATGTAGCTAAGTTTCTTCTACGAGACTCCATTTCCATTGCTTGATTAACTCTAAATTGTTCACCAAGCACTTTGTTCTTAGCAGATGCTGCTTGAGCTGCTATAGCTGCTTGAGCTGCTGGATTACCACCAACCATTCTTCTAGCAGCATTTGCCTCAGCTTGTATTTCATTAAGCTGGTCTTGTAAAGAGATTCTACTTACTTCCTCAAGAAGAGGTGTGTAGAGTTGGGCTTGTACTGGCTCAAGTTGATTTGCTGAAAGAGCAAACATCTCTGGAGCAAGTTGACCTGGGTCTAAACGATTTTGTATACCAGGTCTTAAATAAGGGTTTACCATTTGTAGAAAATCTGACATATCAAACTCATCTTCTGGCTCACCTGGTTTAGATAATTTAAGATTTTCTAAATCAGAAATTACACGTTTTGAAATTTCTGGATCAATAGTAGAACTAATAGCTGGAAGTTTTGGTATGTCTCTTTTTATAGGTGCTACTGGTGCAAAAAGTCTATCTTTTATAGGAGCTGATATAGCAGGAGCTTTTGTAACTTTAGATTTTGGTGCAGCTTTTTTTACTTGTTGTTGTTGCTGTTGTTTAACCAACTCTTGTACAGCAGCAGTTGTTTTAAGAAGTTGATTTTCTCTAACTGGAATTTGATAATATGTATTTACAGGAGGGATTGGTGTCAAAGGTTGATTAATTCCCACCTGAGCAGATGTAAACTTACCTCCAGATTTAGCAGATTTGATTTTTCCTCTAGAAAGAGAATCACTTTCAACTCCCATTTCTTCTGCTGTATCTAATATTGCACTTTGTATACTAGCAGCTGTTTGTTTTTTCATAGCTGCATCTTTAAGTTTCATGTCAGATCCTTTTAACATTGCTTTAGCTGTAGAAATTGACAGAAGATCAAAAGCACTATCTGTGTCAGTATCTTCTAAAAGTTTCAAAGCCTTGTCAGTTGTTTTATTTGCTTTGTTTTCAATTTTACTCAAGCCTGCTGTATATGTTTTAAACTTCATACCTTTTGCTTTAGGATCATCCAACTCACTAACTCCGTAGGAAGGAATCTTCATATTACCAAATACAACAAGGTTTTCTTCATTACTACCTCCATCTCTAAGTTTTACAGCAGGTTCACCCCTTTCAACTTCTACAGGATTGTCACCATAGGTGATTCCAATTCCTGTTCTTCCTTGTCCATCAGATTCATCGTGAGACTGTCCTCTAAACATTACAGTTTCACCACCATCAGGTAAATAAGGATTTTGAGAAATAGGTTCTGCATATCCACCCCAATAAGTTTGAAGCTCTCCACCCATTTGAAAATCAGGTCTTTCTGTAGACATAGCTCTTGCACTAGGAGCTGTGTAGTCTTTAAGATGACCACCAGACCTAAGCATGTCTGCATCATTTGGAGCTTTCAGCAAATCTTTAACGTCATACTCTCCAAACTTTGCAATCACTTGTGGTTGCCAATCATTAGAAACCCAACCACCATTCTTCATGTATGCTGACATTGAATCTTGCAATCCTACAACACCACTTTGAAAAGCAAGGTTTCCTATTTTCTTTTCTTGTTCTTTTATTTTCTTTTCTTGACCGCCTCCAATAAGTCCTCCAACTGCTCCTCCAAGAGCACTACCTATTGCTGCTCCAAGAGGACCACCAATTGCCATTCCTGCTATGCTACCCACGCCACTTCCAACTTGACTTGCTCCAGAAGGTCTTCCTGATCCACCACCAATAAGACTTCCAAGACCTCCACCAAGTTGACCAGATTCTTTAGAATTTAATCCAAAAAGTTTTCCTCCATCATCGTATTGTTTTATATTACTATCATCAAGAGGCTCATATCCCATGTCAGAATAAATGTCTCCAGGATTGTACATATTTTGAATTTCTGTAACATTTCCTCCCATTTCCATCTGAAGGAAGTCTGCTCCAGATCCCATAGGATTCATAGGATTAACCATTGTATCTTCTGGTCTAATATATCTTCTTCTGGGAACCTCTGGTTTTCGAACAGCTTTCTGTGCAAGTTCAGCAATCTTACCATACTGCTTTGCCTTCTTCACATTAGCTATATCCTCTTTCAGTTGAATAGACCCTTCTATAATATTTTTCAAACCAGATGATACATCAGGATCACTCAGTTTGATTCCTTTTTGAGCTTTGCTAAAAGCTTTGCCATGCTTAGCCATAAATGCTTCCTCTGTAGGAAACTTCTTGTAGAACTCAGCTTCAGACTTAACACCAGCAATTTTGAGCATTTTTGCTTTCATATCAGTTGTATTTATCAAGCCATCCACCTTTGGATGGTTTATTATAGTTTGTAAAGTTAAGCAATTGATCTAGCTTCTTAATAGGTTGAGCATCAGCACTGTTAACACCACCGTTCCTCTGTTTCTTCTTACTCTCTATAAACTCTTTTCCATATTTAGGAACAGCAAACCTTTCGTAGTCTTCAGGCTTAATATATGTTGTGTCACCTTGTTGATTAGTAAAACCTATAAGAGCTGATGGTAGACCACTTCCTGTTCCTGGAGAATATACAGGAGAACCTTCATATACGTTCTGCTTTCTCTCAACAGGTTTAGATTGTTCTTGTTTCTTAACAGGTTGTTCTTTCTTTGGTTGTGGTTTTCTATATTCTACTTTTTGTTTAGGTTTTGCAAATACAGCTTCTGATTTCCTATAAGGTTGTTCAGAAAACTCCCTTATACCTATTGGCATTATTCCTTTTTCTTTAAAATTTTTAGCACTACTGCTTCTTGACTTTTCCCACTCCTGAATAGATATCATTGGATTAGGATTTTGCCTTGGTCTTGAAGAAAGAGATAAGCTATCTTGGTATGCTCTTAGTCTTGGATCGTTAAGATCATCAACATACACCGTTGTAGGTTCTGGTTTTCTATATTCTACAGGTTGCACTGGTTTTTTAAAGTGTACACCACCACCTTCTCCTGGATAATGTCTTGTAGGTAATATTTTAGATTTATTACTCAGTTTAACCATTGCTATTTCATCAGGAGTAACTGGATATAAGTAATCGATAGCATCTGCTGCAGTAAAAGTTTTACTAAACTTACCTTCAGGCTTTCTTCCATAACTTATATCACCATTTGGTCTATTAGCTATTTTTAAAGAAAGGTTATGCAACTTTAAACTATCCTGATAAGCTCTAAGTCTAGGATCTCTTGGATTCTCTGTGTATACAGGAACACGTCCACCTTTTTGCATTACAGGGTATTCTGTAACTGATTCTCCATCAAACTCATATTCTTCCTCAGGATACATCATCTGTGTATCACCAGTGTCTGATATTCCAAGGACAGGATAAGGTACTCCTTCCATTGTTATTTCGTTAGATGGAATTGTTGTTATCTCACCAGGATATTCCCATTGTCCATAAGGTGTTATAATGGAACCATCTTCACTGATTGTCTTAGGTTTGAAATCCAAGCCTTCTTGGTAGTATTTCATTTCACCACCATTCTGATAAGAATCATAAGCTGTTTCAGCACCAAGTACTCCAAGCAATGCACGATTTGCTAATAGAGATTTATCTGTCATACCTCTCACCTTTGTAAAAGGTTCTATGTAATATTCTCTATCAATAAAGTTATTTCTTGCTTGTGGACTAAATGGGTATAGAGGTTGTCCTGGTTTTAAATATTTACTATTTCTTCTAAACTCATTCTTTGCAAGTACATTAGGTAGTGCAACACTTGCTGCATTTATTGCAGCAGATACATAATTTCTATTATAAAGATCACCAGCTGCCTGCGCAGCATCTATCCAAGCACCAGCTGCATTACCAACTTTACCAATAGCTTGACCTATTGGATTAGGAACAAAGTTTCCAACTTGCATTATGTCTGTAGCAATGTCAGCACCTTTTAGTATTTGGTTTTTTAGTTTTGCCTTTTGAGCATCATCATGCAACTTCTTTCTAACAGCATCAGGTGTAGATCCTCTAGACTGTAACTTGGGGTTTTCTTTTCTAGAAGCTTGTTGTGCATACTGTTTTAAACGCTCCATTTTTATTTCATCAGGAGAAAGTTTAACCGATGGTTTTTTTACATTTGTACCATCTTGTGCACTAGCCTTTGTCTTCTTTGCATAAGGACCATTAGAAGGAATACTTCCTGTGCGTGCGTACGTGAATCCTACAGCACCAGGCATAGACCCACCCATTGCAAAATCTTTTCCCCATCTTCTAAGAGGTGTAGGAATGTTTTGTCCTTTCTCTACATACGGATGTCTCACTGTTCTTTCCCACTCATCAGCTTCTTGCCATGTTTTAAATGGACCACCAAGATGTTCTCCTGTTTTTCTAAATTCAGCTTTAGCATCTTTATCTGTTAAATGTCTACCATACTTAAATGATGGAATTAAATAAGCTGGTTCTCCATTTTCACCACCTACAGAAATTGCTAACTCTGTACTAGGAGTGTTATATGGAATAACATATCCTTTTGGTAACTTTCTACTTGTAGGTTCAAGGAATGTTAAACCTCCACCATTCTGCATTGTTCCACCCCATGCACCATTATAATTAAATCCCTTGTCAGTGAGACCTCCCATGGTTCCTTCTATACCATTCTGGGCTTTTGGAGCTTCATATTTATCTAACCATCCTCCATTTTTCATAGTGTTATCTTTTCCACATATATGACATACAGTTGCATCCTTCTTACTGGAATCTGATTTATTCCAGGAATGTCCACATGTGCATGTAATCTTGTTAGCCATGTTATTTGTAAGAGATTTGGTTTGCTGTTACAAAGAATTGTGAAACTAAATGTACGTCGCTTCTTGAATCAAGAATATGTCTAACTTTAAGTTCTTTAGCTCTCAAAGGTTCCTTCTTAAAGGATCTTTTAGAGTAGTCCATATTAGATTGGTTTACAACTTTGTCAATTGAAAGAGACTCACATGTTGATAGGAACAGTGGTTTAGACTTATCTCTTACCAAAGACCAAAATGTATTATACTGGTAGAAGTTATCGCTTTTTGTAAATGTTATTGTTTTACTGTCTGCGCTGTAAATAGGATATTTCATGTAGTCACTCAGGTTGTTGATTGGTTTTGGAACAAGTTTCAACACACCAGAAGACTGCTGACCATTGTAAAGAATTGATTTATCAAAATACTGGTTGTCTATTTCAACTTTAAGATTGTCATCAAACACACCATATTCTGAAGGAATGTATTGATACACCTTTGTATAGTCTTTTATATTTTGAAGAATCTCATCTTGATATCTAAATGCAAATGAATATTCTATAATGTAAGGATTTGTACAGCCGTAATATTTATTATAAATAGTGGTGTTTGTCAAATGCCTCCAAAGAGATGCAGTGTTTGTGTCTTTGAATTGTTGAGCTGCTAGTTCCTCCTTTGTAGCTGTTCCTATTGAGACGTTGATTGAGGTGTTGCAGCATGTGTATAGAGATTTTATTACAATAACCTTTGTTTCATCAGCAACACTAACTGTAAAGCCATCAATGATGTTTTGTTTAGAAACATCATTGGCAAGAACATTGCCCCTATCATCTAATATCTGAAAGGGGCCTGTTCTTCTGCCTGCACTAGTTAACTTTATGATTATTGTCTTAGCCATTTGTTATTCTTAACAAGTTCCTTGATTATCACCATTCACTGTAAAGTAGTATGTATTTGAATTTGCTGCAGTTGCTGCTGGCCAAATACAGTTTAATATTGTAAAAGCAGGACAGCTTGTACCACTTCTACTTGATTGCCATGTATTTCCAACGTTTCCATCTTGAACAACTTTTATTGAAAGAGATGAGTTTCTTTGTACACTGATAACAGCTCTTTGGGTACAAGTTGTGTCGTTAAAAGATGCACCCACTTGAGTCCATGAAACTCCTCCGTTTTGTGAATATGCAAATGCCAAAAGTGGGAATGTAGAAGCAGCTGGATCATGCCTACCATAAAGAATCACCTGAATAAGATCTTGTGTAGTGGTGGTTGTGGTGGTGGTGACACCAGAAACTGCCAAATCTATAAAGTTTGGACAAAGAACACTTGTAGACTTCACCCTTATTATAGATGTTCCATCAGGAACAACTGTAGATGTAAATCCTGAAACAAGAGAAGCTTTCGCCACTCCTGTTTGAAACGCAGATACATAACCATCTACATTTGAAAATAGATTAAAAGGTCCTGTATCAGCTCCTGCCGTAGTCAATGTTATTAATACTGTTTGTGCCATTTTATAATATTTTAAGGTTTTAAGCTGGTGGAATAAATTCTGCTGTTCCTGCCAATGTACAATTTGCTGCTATTGTTGTTGTGGTTGTAGTTGTAGTCACTGGAGGTATTAGCACTGCAGTTCCTGCAAGTGTACAAACACCAACTCTAGCATTTCCTGCAAGAGTACATTGAGGCGCAAGTGTTGTAGTTGTAGTGGTGGTGGTTGTGGTTCTACGTGTTGTACTTGTTGTAGTGGTGGTTGGTGTTGGTATTCTCTGTACAGCAATTGCATGTAAATCACAACCTGTATTTATTCCAGAATAGAAGAAATTGTTTTCTGCAATATACCAGTTAGGAATATAACTATGGAAACTCACCCAACTCTTTGTATTGAAATTGAAAGAGAGTGTCCAAGACTTATTACAAAAATATGTAGTGTCTGTTAAATAAACAACTTCACGAATGACGCTGTAAAATAATTCCTCACTAGGCATTCTATATTTGGTTTCAATGTAGAACTCATCTTTAACAGCGTCGTATTTAATGTCATTTCTTAGAGGAATATAATCAAGTTTACTTATTATAACCCTATCAAACTTGCTATCAAATACACCATGCAATCCTACACCATTGAAATGGTTGTCTGTAGGAACATTTGGAAAATATCTAAGTATTTCAAAAGCAAGATGATCTGTAAAGAACCTATTCAGTCCTGAGCCAAACGCTGACAAGTCTTGTACACTGTTCCCTGAAACAAGAAACACTTGTCCTCTTTTTGCATCAATAGTTATCTGTCCTTGAGGAATCTTTAACAACATTTTATTCTGACTTCCTACATAACCAAGATCTGTTTCTGCAAAATCTATTGGAGGAGAACTTCTGAACAATGTGTCGTTTCCTACGTAAGCAGCTTGAGGGTTGCTTGTATCAATTGTTAGCAAGGTGTTGTAAAGCAATGATTTGTTTTCAAACCTTGCAAGGACAGCTCTATTCTGAATACCATCTAAGCTTGTAAGCTTTCCATAATTCTGTGGAAAATCAAAGAAGCTAATTGGTCTGTATATCAACCAACTATTTACACGATTGTCTGTATAACTTTGTTGTCTGTCAGAATATATTGCTCTGAATGGAAAATTTGTATAACATTGATCATCAGTCCAATCAACTGGAAGGTGTGAGAAAAAATTCTCAGTGTTCTGTTTTGAGAAAGATGGATTGTAATAGTAAGTGTTGTCAAACGCAATAGTTACATTACTTTCCTGAACCCATTCATCAGGAATACCTGTACTAACATGAGGATAGAAATCTCCTTCCTTATTATTAAATGCTTGTCTAAGATCTACGTTTACACTTGACTCACAGTAGAATGTAGGAATACCATATGTAAACATGTACATCTTTCCATCATAGAATGTTCTTCCAGGATTACCAGATGTATCTGCTTGACTATTTGGGCAATCAAAATTACGTGCTTTGTAAGAAATAATATTTTTAAGAGGTCCTGTACCACCTCCTACAGTGTAATTGCTAAGAATAGATCTTGCAGAGTGCCAATACTTTGGATAGCCAATATTTCCAAGTTCATCATAGAACACATCACTATCATCAGGAGCACCCACCCTATTATCAATAAAGAAGGGCACTTTTGTTTTGAATGAGAATTTATTTATAAATGTGTCTCCACCAAAAACAGTTGTTCCTGTATAAGAGTTAGATAGGTCGAATATTACTTGCGCTCCTGTGTCTATTGTTTCATAAGAATACATCTGACCCCATTGGTTAGGGATGATGTTCTTAATTGCTGCGTAATAACTAACTACACTTATAGGTTGTTCTTTTTCTGGAGTGAGACAACTGTCTTTTTGTGATATTGTAAATCTTGAATCATCACTTATCAAGCTTCCTCCAGAAGAGAGGATGAGACTGTTTGTTTTATCTGGGAATGGTAGAGGTGTAGTTCCTGCTGTTTTCAAATAAACAGAAGACTCTCTTTGGAAATTGTTTATATTATAATTATCTCCTACATTCTGTACACCAGGAATAAGATATTGATAGAGATCAAGTTCTCTTTGTTTAATTCCCAGATTATTATCTATGTTGGCTGAATAGTTATACTCAGCTATAGAGTTGAAAGAATATCCATAATTCTTTCTTGTAATACCATTTATATATATCTGTAAGTAGGATTGGTAAGCCGTAAACATTGCAGTGGCATCAAAAGTTCCTGCAATTCTAGAAACATCTTCACTTGCTTTCAGTGCATCTTCTTGTGCTTCTTTTGTAATAAGCTTATACATTGCATTCTTCTTCACTTCTACAAAGTGAGCCCTACCAGCACCAAACATTACATTTTCCAACTTCAAAACACTTCCTAAGAAAGGACTTCCAAAGGATGTTTCTGGAGAGTTGAATACATGTCTGAATTTGGAATCGTCTGTTGAAAATCCATCCAGGTCTGTTCCTGCACAAGAAGGATTATTTATATTACTGATTGCATTTCTTGTAAATGTTCCTGGCAATCCTGGTACAGGATTTGGCAAGATGCTTGAATCCACTGTAACAGTTTGACCAGGACCAACTATCCAACTTTTTGTAAGAAGTGATACAGGATCAACCCAAAACCATGTATTTGAAACTGATATTGAAGAGATTTTGTATGTATACCATGAAGTTTTTAGTATTGTTGCAGTTCCACTTATTAGTGTAATTGTTCCAATTGTACACTGTGTAATAACATCACCAGCATTCATTGGTGCTTCTACAACTTCAGCAGTGTAACAATCTGTATACTGGTATTCACCTGAAGTGAGTACAGTTATTCTATAACTTTCACACTGACCTAAGAAAGCATTGCTTTTAGTTGTAATAAAAGGATCTTTCTTAAGGTCGTTGTAAGGGTAGTTTGGAAAATAATAATCTGTTCCTTCTCTGTTGTACTTTCCTACGTTTCTTAAAATACCTTTTGCAATAACAGACTTATTTGTATTTCTGTTACCACGTACAATCTTAAAACCAACTATGTTCTGTTTCTCGTCAGCAGTTAGGTCTGATGTTTGTACAAGTTGATTAATCTGTTGTACATCAATCTTTACACCTATTGGAAACACTGCATTCTTTGTCTCAACAGGAGTTAATGGAGATCCTGATGCATAAACTGCACTTTCAAATATAGGGCTTACAAGCGCATCTGGAAACTTATGATGTCTGATTGGTTGATTTGCTAAATCTCCCCAAACATCTGTATTACAAGGGTATACATCTGTTGATTCCCAATATGCAAAATCACCATATTTGTATGCACCTTTATAATCTGCGTTTGAACTATATCCTTCTGAGAAATCTATTTCTGTGGCAGTGTTGTATATTTTCCAATAAGGGCTATATCCAATTCCTCCAGAGGAATACGTAGGTTCTCCTATAAAGTCAGGGTTTGTATCAGGTACATCTGGATATAATGTGTCATTAACTGACAATGTTCTTCCAGGAATATGGAAACCATCTGTCTGTTGACCATTTTTTAATAGGAAAACTATTTCAAATGCATAAACCTCATCTCTTAAATAACCACGAAGATTTGTGGCATTCACTGAGTTTGAATAGTTTTCTGTAGAGGGTATTCTCCAAGTTTCCCACTGAAGAGTTATTTGATTAGCAATCTTCTGATAGTTAACTTGATCTATAGATGTAAGACCTTGCCAAACTATAACATCTTGTACAGCAGTTACGTCACTTGCAATATCGTAATATGGGAATTTTTCAAACACATCATCTAACGTAAGTCTTATTTGTGTTTGATTCTGACCAGTGTAAGTGATTGTTTTTGAAGAACTATCAATAAAATACGTACCAATTAATTCAACAGAAGTTATTGCATTAATTGTTTTAATTACAGCAATATTGTAATATTCAAAATATCTTGTAAGATCTAGATTCTTTATATATAGTTCTATAGACTTTCCTACAGAATAGTTGAAATCAAGAGTGATGATATCTTCGTTGGATATTGGAGTGGGGTTTGTTACAGAGTAGTATGATGTGTAAGGCTCTCCACCAGCGTCACAATATTGTATTGCAAATTGATACACACCTGCAGTTAAATTTCCTCCATTAACTATATCTGTTACATCTATTTCAGGAATTGAAAAATTAGGCTGTATCTTTAATTTGTTACAGTCAATTGCAGATGTATCAATACTATCACAAACATTTACTCCTATAGATGTAGTGTATGGTGGGTTATTTAAATCTAGAAACCTTCTAGGGTTCAAACCATCTGTCCAATAGATTTCAGTGGTACAGTTTGTAATTTTATGAACAACCTTATGAATAGGGCTGCTCACTTTAAAATTTAAACAAGGTGCGTTTATGTAAGTTTTGTAAACACAATCGTTATTATCCATATATCCAATCTCACAATCGCCTGTTGTATCGTTTGTTAAAAAGAATATATGTTTTCCAGATTCGTTTATAAAATGTGAACCTATCAATGAATATCCTTCAGGAAATGAAACACAAAGTTCATTTCCTGGTTCATTCTGATAGTTCACTGAGTTAGAGTCGTAGTTCTCTAATGCTGCATTTAGGGCATATGAAAGCTTACCTGGAGCCACCTGATTTGCAGATGAATCCATGTCAAGCCCTATCCTACCAACAGCTTGTTGCAGTTTAATATTACCCGTTTCTTCTCCAGCCATATCTATTTGTCCTATTAGGCAGTTCGTACATGTTGAACCTGTTCAAATCTTGCTTGATTCTTCTTTGCTTTGCGTAAGGATCTTGTTTCTTTATTTCTATGTCAGCCATTATAAATGCTTCATCTGACAATTGTTTATAGTAAACAAGCTTTTGTTGAACTTGATTGAATGTCTCGTCGTTTATCTGATTAGAAAGAGTTTCAAATATTTTATATTTGATAAACGCTTCAACATATTCTCTTATACGGTAGTTGTCAGGAATCATTTGATTTCCTGACTGATCATAGTCATATGCATAAAATACGAGATGGACAATACCTTGTCTGAAGTTTGTTACAAACTTGTTATCCCTTATATCAAAACTGTCTGCAGAAGAAGCCCCAATGTTTGCACAATCTAATGAGCAATGAGCTTTTACAGAGATGTTTCCTGGCTTAAGTAGGTATGATTTTTGGTAGGCTATATTCAGCTCATTGTTTGTCTTGTAGACAGCCTGTATCTCAGGCATACAAGTGCCTGAGCATGAAGGATTTGTACAACTAGGATTGCCACAAACATCACCACCACCTACAATTATAGGAGAAACTTGAATTGTTGTTTGAGAAGCAGCTTGTGAATAGAATGAGTTTGCTGACCTGTAAGGATAGCCATCAACATATGTGCACATCCAAGCTTCTCTTACAGCAAAGAAGTTGTCAGGAAGCCTTGCTTCAAAGTCTTCTATTGTCAAATAAGTTTCTTGAATTTCATACGTAGCTCTTCCAAGTTTCCTAAGACACTTATCCAAGTATGTAGGAAACAGAAGATCATCAACAGCTCCTGTATCAAAATAGCTTTTCAGTTCTTCCTTTATAACGGAAAAAACTGGTTCTGGGCTTACAAAATTATATTTATAGTAGTAGCTCATTTTTGTATCTTTCTATTTGTAAAAACTATTTCTTCCATTCTTTGTAAATGTGTTGGTATTTTTCGTCAGCGTTGATGTAATGTGCTATCATTCTTGATGTAACTCTTGAAGGTTTGAAATACCAAAAGTTACAGTTTTTTAATCTTGCTGTTTCTTTAAACCAAATCCATCCAAAGAAATATCCTTCTGTATGGTAGTTGAAATTGTAAATAACTTTCCCTTTCTCTTTGGTTTTCTTCCAGTCTATAGCGAGATTTACAAACTCACTTTCTGCACCTTTGTGTTTCTTCCTTTTCTTTTTGTTTATTGAAAACTCTCCAAATCCAAAAGGAAGCTTTTCTCTGTTTCCAGTTTCTAAAATGTAATTTCTGAAAGCTTCGTTAAATCTATAGATAACATCCCTCCAAGCATCAAATGATAGGTTTACATCTGGATGTTTCTTGCAAAAATTTATATAGTTCTCTCTACTTGCCGATCTCCAATCGATCTTGGTTCTCATTATTTAAGATTTGGTGCATTGGGAGCCTGACCATCTATACCATCGTCAGATATGTCAGTTTTAATACTAAAGTAAGTTTGTAGTAGCTTTTTAGTAGTAAGTTCAAGCACCTGACTTTGCAAATATCCTGGGAGAGAATAAGGTTTGTCCAAAGGATTTTTGCAAAACTCGTCAATGTTTATACTTTCTCCGCAACAGCATTCTGAGAACATTATGCTGTTTGGAACATCCTCTTCAAACAAAGCAGTCATTCTTATTGCTTTCAGAAGAGGATTACTTACATATAAATAATTGTTTATTATCCAATAATAAGCTTCTTTCTTTATTATTGGAAGTTTCAAAAGATTTATATATCTATTTACTGTAATTTCTTTAAGTTTCTTTCCCTGACCACTCATTGCATTTATTGAGTAGACACCTTGTATGATGTATTGGTAGTTTCCTTCTGCTATTCTTGGAATCTTTTCTTTACTCCTTGATATAGTACATGGGTCTACGTAATCACAACATTCTGAAATGGGAACTTCCACCATTTCAAGGCAGGGTATTGTTGTAAACAGTGTGTCTGTTGCCCAAAGTTTTCTAAGATTTGTTTCTCTCTTTATCAATAAAAGAGAATTGTTTTTAATTTCAGACGCAATAGCACGATCAGTTATCAAACTATCAGTTGATAAAAGTTTGTGCATGCTTCTTACGTCAGATACTAATTTTCTTAGAGTGGCCATTATAAATACTGTTTATATATATTCGTCATTCCATAGAGATGGTCTATTAGAAATCCTGTCACTTCTCCTCTTGATCCTGTATATCCATTCTTATCGTCCCATGAACTCTTAGCATTTGAGAATGCTGGAATTTGATAAAATTTAATTCCTCCAAAGTCGTGACTCACCTCATGATGTTTATCTCCTGTGAATATGTAAAAGTTCTCATGACTTGACCATTTGTCCTTATATTCTATTGGAAATATACCAGCAAGCTTAGCAGGCTTCATTGCATCTCCATGGTTGAACATTATTCCTGTCTTTCCGTAGCTCACATATTTTCTATACTTAGGAGAAGTTTCAAAAGATATGTGCTCTTCTGACTTGTAATACGTTTCTAACCATTTGACCAAATGCCATCCTACATATTCATCGTGATTTCCAGGAACGTAAATAATGTTCAGGAAAAAACAATTAGATGCCAAAAAGTTTATCATATCAACCTCATGATTGCATATTTTTTCAAAAGATTTATGATATGACAATATATTTTGCTGAGGTGTTCCTTTAGTTGTAGTTCCGTTAAACTCACTATTGAACTCATCAGAACCTATTACATAATAAATTGTATCAACAAGATTTGACACAAGAGCTTGATTAACAATCACTTCTACCTTTTCTCTTATCTTTGCAAACCTGTCGTTGATGTTATTTGAACCATCTACATCAAGCTTGTTAAAATGTGAATCTTGTTTGTTTATTATCAAAGATGCTTCTGACACATCTTTTCTCACTTTAGGAGAGCCTATAGAAGGAAGAGTGGGTTTATATTCCTTTAGAAAGGAAATAAATTCGTTTTGGAATATTGTTTCCTGACTCTTTTTACTCAACCATGCTTTAACTTGCCAGTTAGGTGTGGTTGTGTTTCCCCAATAGTTTTGTACGTATTTAGTTATTTCCCAAACAGAAACATCTATTTTAGACTTTTCAATCAGCTCTTCTAAAGACTTTATTTCTTCCTTAACGTTTAAAACTATTTCTCCAGTTCCGTTTACAATATCTTCTTTGAATATTGCTGTGTTGTTTTCAAAAACTTGAACAGGTTTTACATCTCTTAACTCTTTCAAAAGATCATCTACACATTCTTCTGTCACACCAAGTTTATCTGCATAAAACTTCTTGCTTTTCTTCCACGTCAATAAATTTTGAAGTTGAATCAGAAGTGATTGATTTTCAGACATTTATGAAATGTTTAGTTAAATTGACATAAAGATAGGGAATATTATTGAATATACAAAATAATTTTAATTTTGTCAATTATTACATTAACATGATTAATTAAAAACCCCCAACGTAGACACGTCAGAGGTAAACCCTGTAAAACCAACAAAACAGAGTTTTTATAAATTTAAGGAGCTATTGTAGTTGTTGTGCTTGTTGTGCTTGTTGTGACACTTGCACACTGTGTTAACAATAAACATAATGCTGCCAAATATCCAGGGTTGGTGCTTAGGATGGCTATCATTGATTGTACAATAGCAACTGGTGTAATTTTAGAATCTATCTTCTGAAGTGCTGTAGTGAGACAATCTTTAAACTGTACTCCTGATCCTGGAAGGTTTGATCCAGAATAATAGATGTAATCTGAGTTTATAGGATAGCCTAAAAACCCATCATATACACATCCAGAGGGATAGTAAGTGTAAACAATATCAGCGTTGTAACAAGGCATACCAGGTACACAAGCCATAGTTTAAGGATTTGGAATGTACATAATATAATAACAAGCAATAGAAGGCTGTATGTTTGCATGAGAAAGTCCGCCTCCTGTAGAGCCTATTGTTGCATTAACTCCTGTAAAACTAGTACTTGTCTTTCCTACAGTTGCACCTAGTGTGCTAGGACGAAGTGCATATTGTTCGTTTGTTCCATAGGATCCTGCAGAAGCAATAGGAGTTGTTGAGTTTATTATAGCGGTAGATGCTGATGTGTCTGACCCAGCAACAAAGTGATGATGCCCAGGATCTGTCAAAGTTACACTGTGCGTGTGAGCAGGAATCTGTGTAGCAGACAATGTTACGGTGTTTGCACCTGTAGCAAGATTTAGAGCATAGTTTGGATTGCTTGGATTAGAAGGATCTACAGCTGGATTAAGAGCTCCACCACCTACACCTACAATTGCACCTACACCAACTCTTCCTCTCTTATCAGGAGTTCCATTAAGACCATTACAAAGATAGATTTGTTGCCAAGGTCCTATTCCTACACCATTAACATCAAAGTTACCAGAAAGTCCTCCATAGTATTCCATTACAGTGAAAGGAACCATTCTTGTATAATAAGGAGTAGTTGATGGTGCTACAGAAGCAAGATATGCAGCAATCAAACCGTTAAGGTCAGCAATCTTTACATAGTTTGTACTTACATCAAGAGAAAGTGCTGCCAAGTCAACTCCTAGCTGACAAAGTTTTGTAATTACAGCTTGTACAATATCATGCGTATCAGACGATGCTGTAACTCCTGTAAGACATCCAATAGTATAATTGGCATTCAGTATGGTGAGAGTTCCGTTGATTGATGTAACTTGAGTTTGCAAGTTACAAGCAGCTTTTACTAAAGCTGTAAAAAGTTCCTTTGCAGAAGGATTTCCACATGCAGGAAAGCAGGGAGGAAGATATTGTGTTACAAGTGTACAGTAGTCTCCAATTGGAATATTTATCTTTATTCCTGTTCCATCAAGAAAAGAAACAATTGTATTTATTAAAGCTTGCTCCACTGTAAATAGATTGTCCCCATTTTCAATAGCCAAGCTAGCAACATTCTCACCTGTATATCTTACACATTTATCTGAAGTTGTTTCTACACAACCATTATAGCAGTTATTACAAGCCATTTTATTAATTATTTATATATTAAAATCTTTACCCTGCTAGCTATCATTTCAATAGTGTAGCTTTTGGCGTAGTCTGGGTTACAAATCTTATTTACCAATATCCTCTTGTAGTTAAGAAGGTCTCCAATAACCGTTTGGTTAAAAGGAAGTCCTAACATAAATACTATGTTATTGTATTGATTATTTGCAAGATCTGTTAGCTTGCAGTCAATATCAAGTATCAAATTTGCAGGAGTGGTGCAGTCTACGCAATTAACTAATCTTGGTGATAACATTTTTTATCTTTTGTGTTATGTTCTGAATAGCACTGTTGCAAGCTGAACATAATCCATTTATTAATTGACATCCACAACCAACTTTCATTCCGCAATTTCTACATTGTGCTCCCATAATTATAATGTTTGTATGTTATACAAAGCTGTTAAAGTAATTTGTTCCAGAACAACCACAATTGTTCTTTATAAAGTTTGACAACATTTTGTCTGCTTGCGTATACAATTTATTAGCAGTGTCTACAGCACAGTTATTAGCTGCTGCAATAGATCCTTGTATGAAATAGTATATACTGTTCAGTTCAACTTTTTGTTGTTGTTTTATAGCCAAATCGCACTGCATCATATCAAGCTTCATGAAAGCTTCATCAAACTTCTCCTGTATCTTATCAACTCTCATTATTGTCTTATTGACAAAGTTTGTCAAAGCTGGATTGATAGTGTATTTTAAATAATACACTCCATCAGGAAGAGGTTGTAAAGGTTGTCCCACCGCTGACAATCCTAAAGAGGTAGAATTGAAAACGTTGAAATCATTTGGAACAAACGGTAAAACCACTGCTGCAAATCCAGGAACTGTAATACTTATTGTTGGACTTACAGGAGTGGCATCATATGTAGAGTTATCAGCTATTCCTAATGTGTTGATATTATGAGTGTCGATAACTAATATATCCAGTACGTTTGCCATATCTTTTAAAATAATTATGCCTGAGGACTTGAGAATCCTCTCTCACCCTCAGGCATAGGTTTATATGATCCTTATTTTATTAAGGAATCAGTGTAGTAGTTGTTGAAGTGGTTGGCCATATAGTTGTACTAGTTGATGTAGTAGTCAAGCATACAGAACCGTTGTCAACTGGAGTACCCAAAGCTGCAGTGAGAATTGCACTTACAGAAGTTGCGGCACCTGATCCAGTAGGTACTGCTATAATCACTGTACTATCTTCTTTGATGTAATCGCTCCACTGATAAGCAGATTTGTCATACTCATTGAACTTAATGTAATAAGTGTCATAAGTAGTACCTGCAGAAACCCAAGATTCGAAGTTACCATTGTAACCAGCCATCCTGTAGAGGTGCTTGAGATAACCAGCTTGATAGCTGTAGAAGTTCTTCTCAAGTTGTGCAATCTCGTCAGAAGTTCCAATTGCATAAGATGCACGTTGAACAACTTGAGGGTTTGCAACAAGGTTACAAGCGTCTGCTACAATGAAGTCTGCTGTGGTGGCTGGACCTTCGTATACGAATGCACGGAACCACATCCTGTCATATTCGTAAGGGAAAGCAGCTACATCACAAGGCTGACCATATTTGGTAAGAGGCTTACCAGTGATACGAAGAATCGCAGTGGCATCATTACGAAGACGCTGGAACTGATAGAAATTGTTAAAACTAATATCATCAGGATTGATACCAGGAGCTTGTTGCTGGAAAGCCAGAATGATTTCGTCAATCAAAGCTGGAACGTTAACATTTGCACAAGGGTTTCCACCACAATCACAACAAGGAGCTTGAACAGTTACACTACGAGTGAAACCGTTGAAATACAAGGTGTCCAAGTAAGAAGAATGTGCACGGAGGGTAACAGTTACAGTCTCACCGCACTGAACAGTCCAGTTACCGATGTCAGTGATTTGTGTAATTGGTGTAGGACAACCGCTAACTTTGTACCACTCAGTTACATTAGAGTTTCTTGGTAAAATTGTTTCAGCATTACCTGATAATGCATTTGTAGCAACACCAATTTTGTCAGATCTTTTTGATCCTTGAAGATAGGTGTTTGATCTACCTTGAGCAACATAGAAATAAGGAGCAGCACCAATGTTTGCTGCTGTGGCAACTGTATAGTCGTTCCTATAGAAACCGACTGTTCCAGCTGTAAGGTCTTGCGTAGAACCGCTACTGGCAATTGAGCTGCCAACAGGAACCACGAAGAGCGTAGTTAAAGAAAAATCTGCCATTTTTGTTTATTTTAAATATTAAAAAGCCTATTCGTTTGTTTGTATTCTATATGCACTGTTCTGTACTGCTGATTGGTTTTCTGTGTACATTGCAAGATTTTGAACAGTGAGATCTACAAGTTCGTCCTCCAAATACTCTTCAAGTTCACAATTAACATCTGTAGAATCTGTTCCATCAAACTTTACATATCCAGCCTTATCTATATAGTCTGGATACCTCATGTAAGATATGTAGATTTGTTTTGGTGTGAACGTACCATCTGTGAATACACTTATCTCATCAGATGACACATAATTGAAAGTTTCTTGGTATTCGAAAGAAGGTTTGTAGTTATCGTTATTTAGGAGTAGAGAAGTGTCACCATGTTTTGACAAATCCTTGTTTATCCATATCACCCTGTCTTTACACTTATCTTTGTCAGCTAGCATATAGCTGTCAATGTAAAACATGTATTTTGGGAAAAGCTGGTCAAGTTTTGTATACCATTGGTTTATCTTCGGATTCTTGATTTCTAAATTTAAAGGCTGATGATTGTAGTGTACCACCAATCTTTGGAGATCCTCATAACGTTTCTTAAAAGAATCAAAACCCATACCGCTAACTACACTAAAACCATCAACCTTTTGTTTAATCAATTTTATTTGACTTTCATTGAGAACTAAAATTTTGTCCTCAAGATTAATCTGTTGATGCTCATTGGTAGATAGTTTATTTAGTTTCTGATCAATCTTATATAATAAACTATCTACTAATATCATAGAGCTGCTAGTTTTTTAGTTTTCAATTTTCCTTCTAGAGTGAGAAGTTCATCTTGATGATCTTCGTCTGCAAGGAATTTTACGAGTTCTTCTTCGTCAGTTGCAACTTCAAATTCTCCTTCATAAATCCTTCCATTAGGTTTTATCCTATATATAGAATGAGAGGTTGCTTGTTTAACGAGGTCTTTAATATGGAGCAAATTTTCTCTCATGTCAGCGAATCTGTTAAACACTTCCACTGTAGAAAGACCTTGGTAACTTCCAGTTTTGAATTCTGTCTCTTTCAACACATTATCTACAAGATTGTAAACAACTTCTTCTTTTGTATTGTCTGTGACAGGTAGTCCCAACAACCTTGCAACTTTCTTCTTCTTCTCAGGAGTCATGTTATCAAACTTGGAAATTGCTTTATTTACAAGTTGTTTCTTTTTAAACATAACTGCGTTTTCAATTTCATCATCCACTACATAAAACTGTGTGTCTGCAGGAAATTCACCACGCTCCCAAGCTTGATAAGAACTTGCAATTGTAGGATGCACACGCAACCAAGAAAATGCTAGTTCCTGAAGAGGTTGATCAAGATCGTAGAAATTGTCACCATCCATCAATTTTACAGCCTGAACGTGCAGAGTGTCATTTGAAGAAGTGCTTAATCCGCTGTTCCAAAAAGGAGAACGAGGACCAAGCTCAATGTTAAGTGCTTGTTCCAGCTTAATCTTAAGATTTTCAACACGCTCTCTTTCCAGTTCTCTTTCTGTAGGATCTTGAATTCTTCTTATATAAGATGCGTTTGGATCTAAACCTGTCCTATACTGACCATCAAGTTCTTTATAAGGATACTTAAAAACACCTGTTCCAGGAATTCTTGTCATACCTTTTTGCGAAAGACCACCTTGCATTGTTTGCAACTGAGAGTTGTTATACTCTTTCTTAATTGTGGAAATTTTACCAACTTTGCCCATATTTAGTTTATTTTATTTGGTTTGTAGCAGATGGTTCCCATCGAAGGGAATGCAACTGGGAGACACCCCAGTCCATCCATCTGTAGGTTGAGAAGAGCCCTCCAAAGGAGGGAGTTAGAGGAGAGCTCTTCTCGGTAGGATTGGTCTAGGAATACTATTCCTAGAGAGGCTATTAGAACTGTGGAATCTCTTCGATCAAAACTGTGCGAGAGAGATCCTCAATGAACACATCGCAACGATCTTTCATCCAGATTTCATAACCAGGGAACTTGTTAGCAGAGCTCATACCCTGAGACTTAGCAAAGCCTAAGTGGTGACGAGTTCCGTCAATATAACCCCAAGTCATGGAAGGAGCACCTTTCATCCTTACTTCACGGATGTTGTTAATCATTGAACCATCGCTCATTGGAGAAACATCGAACACCATGAATACAGGAGTAGATTTTTTATTCTGACCAAATTCCAGATTAGATTGTGGAAGATCAAGTTCCTTCAGATGGATCAGTTCAACACGACCTGTCTCACGAGTAACCATGCTATCGAAAGCAAAGTTGTAAGTGATGTGTTGACCTTCTCCTTGCAAATACCTGTTTCCAGAATCAGCCATAAAGGTGAGACCAGAATTCAGAGCATCGTTCTTAAGAGCTTGTTGGAATACATCGAAACCTGCTTCGTTGGTGTACATTTTAACCCTACGGTCTTTAACGTCCACCCTGCGATAGAACAAATCACCAAATACGGAACGAATCAGATTTGCAGTGAATTCACCACGATTGTATTGAACCAAGTTACCATTGTTACGCATCCTGTGATAAACACCAGCAGAAGTACGCTTCAATTCTTGCTTAGAACCGTTTGTTTTAACAGTGCCAGGCTTGCTCCAAATCATACGCTTAACTTTCAATTCAAGCATAGACTTACGCATCCAGAACTCGATGAATGGTTCCCATTTAACATCGTTCCTAGTGAGAGGAAGCTGGTTCCTACGTTGAGGAGCATATACAAGGATGTCAAGAGGCTTACCAGAAGCATCACGCATCATTTTGTCATCAGCCCACTCAGTGATTTTGTGCTCATAACCATAAGCTGAACCAAGAGATTCAAACATTGTGATTTGCTCACCAAGACGAGGAAGACCTAACAAATCCTGGTCAAACTCACCAATTGCAGCGTCAACCAGTTCCAGCTCAATACCAACTTGTAAGAAGGTGCTGCTTACGAAATCAACTGTTGGGTTGTCACTTACAAGAGTGAAGCTGTAAAGGTAGCCCATGTTCCAAGGAACTGGATCTTTAACAACATAAAACCTAGGACCATACTGACGAGAACCTACAGAAACAATTGCATTTTTAGAAAACTCATTGGTGTCAAGTACAAGAGCAAACTCTTGACCATCAATACCAGGCTTCGAAAGAGCTTCTGTTGTTCCAGGAACATCGATAATTTTTGGAAACTTGTAAGGCACTTGTACCTGCCATTTCCAAGCATCACTGTTGTTATCAATGTAATAAGGAGTGGACTTGTTGATCATGTCCAGAAAATCGTTGCTGTACAAAGAACTTTGAGTGTACAAGCTGATGATTTTCTTATCATAATCAGCAGGTTCGGTGGAGTGGAAACTTTCTAAGTGATTAGCGTCCGTAAGCTTGCCTACAGCACGTTTATCCATAGAAGCCACTCTAGCATACGTAAACCCAGTTAAACCTGGGATAGTTTGAATTGGCATTTTGTTATCTTTTTAATTATTATAAATGTTTACTGAAACCATGATGTTGTCCTAGATGATTCTTTTGAAGATTTTGCTGCAGTTTTTGTACTCTGCCTTGCAACTTCACTAAATAAATCATCTGATTTTTTACTGATTCCTCTTTTTTGTATTGTTGACAACGTAGGATCGGTTTCCAGAATTTTAAGAATTAGTCCCACTTTAACTTTAGTAGAATGGTTTTCAGGTCTTTTCAATTCCAAAATTTGCCTGTCAAACTCTGTCAGCTTTTCGCCAGAAGGAGTTTGATATTTGTCAACCAAAAGAAAATCTTGTAGTTCGTTAGCTAATTTTGGATTGATGGGGATTCCGTCAAATTCTTTAGCTTTTAATTTATCCTGTAGAACAGTTTGTACGTTTTGTACATACTGTTGTTTAAGGGCTTGTTGCTTTTGGAGGTCTTGTTCTCTTTGCTGCTCCATTTGAGCAAGCTTTGCTGCTTCTTTCTTAACTAACACTTTGTGGTGTTTTGCTGAAACAGTTTCAAGATCTCCATAGTTTTTAAGTCTTTCGACTTCTGTATCAATATCTTCTGGTTCAAATCCTTGATCAGCCAGAGCTTGTTTAATTACAGAAACTTGATTACTTTCTTGTGAAAGATCCAAGTCTGAAAAACTTTGAATATTATTATATGTACCGAAATAATCTTTTGGATCAACACCTTTTACAAAAATAGCTTGGAAAGCTTGTTGGTAGTCTTCACCAAATTGACCTATGAAATTATTCACTATGTCAATTGCTCCTTTCTTCTTCTCTAAATTAAACCTCTCTAGAAATTCCTCAGGAGTGGTTATTGATGGGGATTCTTCATCTTCATCATCTTTATTGAATACACCTAGTTTGAAAAGGTCACGAGAAAGAGCTTCGAATTGATTAACCTCTTCAGAATCTGAGGAATCATCACTGTCAGCACTAGTTGGTTCAGGTTTTGCTGCAGGTTTTGATGAAGTTTCTTCATCGTCCTCATCAGTTTCTTGTTCAGAACCATATAAAAAATCTTGTATAGATTTTTTTGAATCTTCAGGCTCAACTTTTTTCTCCTCTTTAGGAGATTGTTGAGATGCTTTTTTAGGAGCTTCTACAGGAGCTTCTGGTTCAAGTTCTTTAACGTCAGAAGGGGCTGCTGAAACTGATTCAGGACCTAGCAAATCATTAATAAGATCTGCACTTCCCATTCCCATTTCCATAGTGTTTTCAATACTAAAGTTTCCAAAAGATGGAGTGTTTAGATTATCGGCCATATGTAGTTTATTTAAATTATTGGTTTACTGTGTAAAAATATATTAACGTGCATTAATTACAAAGACGTAATACATTATAGAATTCAATTTTTGCGATAATATAGCATTAGTGATTTTTACTATAACGTAAATAATTACGATTTCTTTTTATTTCTGCCCTTTGCATTCTCTTTAGCTACTGCTAAATCGTTTGCTTGATTCTCTCTAGCCAATTGAATTTTCTCTCTTTCTATTTGCATTTTCTCTGCAGCAAGCCTGTTCTTATTTTGTATATCAGACATTTTCATTTGGTAATCTTTAGCAGCTTGAGCCTCTTCGCTAGCAAATCTGCTCATCTCAAGGACATCTGGAACAGCATTGCTATTCAAATCCTCACTCTCCACTTTACCAAATCCTGTTGCTTGGATGATTGCAATTTCCTTTTTATTGATCCTGTCAAGTTCTTTTTGGTAGTTTTCATTTGCAACCTTCTGCTCGTTCTGCATTTGTGCTTGTTCCATCTGAGCTTGAGCAATTTGTTGCTGCTGCTCCATCTGCTGCTGTTGCATTTGCATCTGCTGATCTTGCAGTTGTTCTTGCCTTTCTTTGAGAGTTTTGAACACTCTCTTCATTTGCCTAACAGAATTTGTTGAATAAAGCTCAATTATGTCATGCAGAGAACCACCATTTTGAAGAACTGCCTGAGAAAGACCTCTAATCTCATCAAACATCTTCTTATCTTCAGGACGATTTGTAAGATAGACTTTCAAATCACGGAATTTCAAATCTGTACCATTAACTTGGATGAATGCAGATTCTCCTTCAGATGTGATGTATGAAAGCGTGGATTGTGGTTTTTTGCTTTCAACATATTGAGATGCATCAATAATTGCTTGATACAGTTGACCCATTACATACTCGTGTGCTACAAACAGAGGCTCTGTTTGGGAATACGACTGTTGAACAGCTGCATTTACACCTGTAGCAGACTCACTTGCTGAAATAGAACCCATACGCTGCCTAGTCATACCTATGAGCTCCCAACACTCACTCTTGAGTTGTTGAGCAAGCTGATATCTAGATTGAATCTCCTGCGTGCGTGTAAGGTCAATATCTCTAAATTGGTTGAATGAGCTTGGGCTTTTTAGGTTCTCTGGAGAGTCATCAATAAACACTACACCTCTGTTTCTAGCTTCCATTTCCCAAACATCAAGAGCATCCTGAGCATCACCATCCTTTGGAACAGGAACGTGTCTAATAGATGTCAAATACACCTTACCCACTTCTTTCTCAAGGAGTTTGTAAAGCTGGTTCATACATACGTTGTACAACACCTGGAAGGGCTTCATAAGATCTACAAGACTCTTAGCTTCAGTGTTCTTAATCTCATGAACAAGTCCTATTATAGGGCAATAGTTCAAGAGTTTGTAAGGCTTGATGTGATAGATGTCAGGACCAATCTTAGTTCCTTGATACCACTGATTAACCCATCCCCATTCAAGAGATTGTTGTGTAGGGATTGTTCCCGATTTATAATTTTCATCTACCAGAATAGACTGTTCATTTCCCAGTTCATCTATGTAAATAAGCTTACCTATTTTCCTCTTACTCAACCAATAAGATCTAACAACCACATACTTGTAACCAAAAGAGGAAACGTTTGATGTGAGTCCTAGAAAATCTTTCAACCCATCATTATTCTCTTTCATCTCAGACTCAATCATCATCCTTGTCTGAAGAACCAATGGGTCATAAGTGTCATATGTAACAGAATCAATACCAGGAGATACGTCTGGATTACCAAGGTTTGATTCACGAACATTAATCAATCCATAGTCTTGCAGAGAGCTTCTCAGGTGATCTATTTCATCCTTTGTAAGATCTGGTATGGATTCGATTATTTCAGAAAGCTCCATCACCTGCACTGTACCAGCAGCGTAGGCACCTTGAGCTCTTCCTGTAGGGTCAGAAATATATTTCCTATCTGGAGTGGTGAGAAACCATGTGTTCTTTGGATTAGCCACCTCTACATTATAGCCAGTTTTGGAGTTGTCCTCATAAATATGGAAGAACTCTCTGGCAGAAATAAGCATGTCTCTAAAGGCATCTTCACCTTTTTCCTTCAGAATAAACTCAGCTTTTTGGGCTGTCAATACGTGATTTGCCCACTTCTCAGCAACAGATGTATATGTATCTAGCTCATCCTTAACTTGCTCAATTGTCATTTGCTGAAGCTGCTCCTCATCAATCTCAGCTCCTTCCATAGCCATTTTCTCAGCAATCTTTTGCTTTGCTTGAGACATTACATAGTTTTGAAGAATCTCTGTTTTAAACTTCAATTCCTCTGACTGACTGTCATCATCAAAAGCTTTCACCCTAAATGCATCTGGACGCTTGGATATCTCTCCAACAAGTTCGTTAATCGGTGTTGTTATTATTGAATAGTGCTTTACATAAGCAGGAAGTTGCAAATCTGCTGTAAGCATCTCTGTAAAACTCTTAACCTCAGGCTCTTGATAGAAGTCCTCCATACGAAGGATGCCCTTTACAAGATCGTAGTTTTTAACAAATGTGTCCCTATTTTTAACATATTCAGCGTAAGCCTTATTTGCAAAATAGTCCATTGTGTTCTTTATCCAGCTCTCATCTCTCTTTTCCTTTTCAGTTTTAAACTGGTCAGGGAATATATTTAAATACGCATAACGTATTGTAGCATCTTTTGTATATCTAATTATTGCCATTATGTAAAGAGTTTATTTTTTCTATGGTTAAACAATCCTCCTCCTGAAGACTCTATAACGGATCTTTTCTTTTTGTTCTTAGAAAAGAGAGCTGCTATTCTTTCGTCTCCTGAACCTCCAACTCTTCCCATGATGGGGTCCATTTTAAGGGCTTGTGCTATAGCAAGTTCTGCAGCAACCAATCTATCGAAGTTTCCCTGGTCGTTATACTGTATTATCTCTTCAAGCAGCACTGGATCAAATATCTTACTCACCCCTGTAACCTCTCTTATAAGATTACCTTGCTCGTCTTTTTCTGAATGTATAACATCTTCCAAATACTTCTTAAGACAGTTGTGAAGATAGTCTATTATTTTCTGGGAGCTCCTGTGTATGCCGTATTCACGTTTCACTGTTGTGTTTGGCACAACTTCCATCAACCATTGGGGTTGTTTCTCCAAATAATGGGCATCTCCCTTGGCTTTCATGTATTCTATGAAGGAAATATCATCATTCTCACACAGAGTTCTTGCGTTATAATATTTTATAAGCAATCTAGCCTGCTCTTCCCACTTTTCCTTCTTATCAGGTCTTGCTACGTAGGAAGCAACAAACATGTCCTGATATTTCTCCCCTGTAATATCATGCATTCTTTTATATACGTATACAGCTCCTAAAGAGGAACTGTATGCTGATTGTCCTTGTCTATACGGGTCAACTCCTGCTACGTACAATCCATAAGGAGGGTTGTTTACAGGAAACTCATATATTACAATAGGGGCATCCTTTGCGTCTGAGTTCTTTAATGGGAAGTTTGTAATTGGTAATTTATCTGTAAAATCATGACCAATCTTTTCTCCATCAGAGAACAATATCACTGGGGTGCCTGTACGTTCTTGGTATAAAAGCCTAGTTTTCTGTCTTTTAGCAGCCTCAATATCAAATATATTTGTATCCTCGTTTAGGAAAATGTCATCCACTTCTAATGGATAGTACATCTTTTCCTTCAGATATGCTATCCTGTCTCCTGCTTTCTTTAGACGTTCTAAGTTGGCTGTAGTTATATTGACTGCCTTTTCCTCATTGCTAACCAACATCTTAATGTTGTGTAAATCGCTACCAGTAGGTTCCTTAAGGAATTCACCAAGGCTAGACTCCTCTTTTGCCTCCATCCTATATTTGTACGAGATGAATAATCCGTGCACTCTTGCTGTATCTTTGTCATTGTTATATGTAAGAAAGTTAAAATTGTCTACGTCAAACATTAAGCTCTTTGCATCCATAAACTTCTTCATATCACCACCAGTACCTGTAAGAATAGGGGAACAACCCCATCCAAAAGGTGTAGTGAAACCAGGTACAGCTGCCTGAAATCCTCTGAGAAAAGATCCCTTACCAATCTCGTCAATAATCAATTTACGTGGCTTGGTACCAGCAATAGCTTCCTCATTATTACCCTCGTCTAGGTTCCTTATGAGGATTTGGGAGAAAGGAATCCTTTCACCTCCCTTTGTTTTAATACCCAGTGTCACTTGATTCTTCCAATTGTCCTCAATTCTCTGCCATCTCCAAGCTTCTGGAAGGAAGTTTAATCCCTTATCAATCTTATCTGTAATAAGCTTAATATCTGGAGCGTTCAGTCCAGCAATAATGTTTTGGGAGTTTTCATCAAATGTAGCTCCCCATGCTATATAACTTGCCTCAAGAACAGACTTAGCAAACCTTCGTATACCAAGAATGACAAGTCCTTTCTTCTCCTGCTGTGCTCTATCAATCTCGTTTGTTACAATCCATTCGTTGTCCCTCAGAAGTGGATTGGCGTATTTCTGAGAGATTCTACCTCTCTCATCAATAACATCCACCTCCGTATGCCATATGTTTAGGTGCCAATATAAAAAGGGGTTGATATACACCCCATTCATCATAGCACCGTTTAAACAAAGATTTTTATGAAAATTAAAGAACGGAACATACTCATCACTATCCCTATCAGGGATTCGTTTTTGATTCATGAACCAGTCCTTATAATCTATTGATTCTAGGTTGTTCATTTTCTATTTTTCAAAAACTCCTCTGCCTGCGCACTAAGTTCACCCTTTCCTCTCACTTCCACCTTAGCTTCTTCAATACTCCTCAGCTTATCCACCACTTCAACCAATGCAAGATAGTTCTTCATTGTCTCCTGAACAAACTTACCCTGTGCTTCAATAGAGGCAATCACCATAGGTAGCATTCCACCCTTAGCTGTAGGCTTCCATTCAATCCTATCCTTGAGCTCATGTAGAGGATTGGCATCAACATAAGCTTTCCAGCTCTTAAGCTGTTCTTCAGCCCATTCGAGCTCTGCATTAATATATGTAGTTTTCTTAATAGCTGTCGCCATAATCGTCTTCGTCTTCTTTAAATAATTTATCTAAATTCATCCCATCCTTCACAATCTTATCAATATAATCCTCATCCTTATGAGAATAATCCATATCAAGCTGTGCCCTATACCTATCTAATGCAAAAACCATCTCTTTGTCTGTCACTCCCCACAAATCTCCATAGTCTGAAAAAGCTGTCGCTAAATGCCTACCCAAATTATAAGATGGGTAGTGAGTATGTAGTTCCTGAAGAGCATTGATAACCTGGTTGTAATAACTGGCTTTTCTGCTCATTTCCCTTTCTATTTTGTTATTATACCAGAATAATTAGCTGAAAGCTCCTTTGCTTCTGGCAATATTACATTATGCAAAAGCTTTTCAATTTCAGCATTTGCCAATTTCTTAATCTCTTCAGAAACTCCTTCTGTAGCAGCAAGTGCTGCCAGTTTCTCTATCATCACCCAAACTTCAAATATACTACTCATATTAAATCATTTAAATCATCTACGTCGCTATCACTTGGAAGATTAATATTAATCTCTTCTGAGGACTTTGTTGTTGTAGGAATTGCGTCAAAGTTCTCAGCAAATTCCTCAGACATATACTCCTTACAGAAGGATATGGTGATGCCATTCTCTTCGTCCGTTCCTGCTATGTCAACATAATCAACCCCCCTGTCAAACAAATCTGAAAGAATGTCAAGGAAAGTTTCCAGAGGCACCTTTTTAATTCTTAAGTTGTTGTTCATTTTGAATCAATTCTTCATCTTTTTGAGAAATAACTTCCTTCCAAAACCCTATTGGACAACTGCAAGACATACACTTAGTTTTAGCAGAAAGCGTACATCCACACTTTGTACAATGTATGTCTAGACGTAAAATAGCCCATCCTTCTTTCTTCTTGTTCTCAGAGTAGAAGCTACATCCCTTACAAACCTCCAACCTTTCAACACTCACAGATGCAATGGCTTCTTTCATCTCCTCTGGAGGAAGAATATTATTTCTCCATCCTTCGAACACTTGATGAAAATTAATCATTTGTATTGGTTTTCTGTATCAAATAATCAATTTCTGAACAAACACCCTGTAATCTAGTTTCATGCTTACCCCTCTGTTTATCAGAAAGAGTGTCCTTTTTAAGCTCATCCTCCAGCTTACCCTTTATACAAACAAGGGCTTCCAGCTTATTCTGTGCCTTCTTCTTATTAAAATAAAACTTCCCAAACCCACTTATCTCCACACTACTATTATTCAACATTGCCTCAGAAGAACTTTGGAACTGGTGATTTATAACAGTTTCTATCGTCTTCTCAGCCATCATCATCTTTACAGCAAGCACCCTCACGAGATAGTCCTTCATGGACATCGATCGTGGTTTAACGTCCATCTCCATGTAAAAGCTTTATTTCTAATGTCAACTGTTTATTAAAATCCAGCAATATAACAGGATTCACCTTCGTCTTATTCCCATCCTTCACCAACACCCCTATCCTCTTAAGCTTGGAAATAATATTATTAACCGTTGCCTCAGAGCTGTCATACTTCTCACAAAACTCATTCCTATTACTAGCATAAGAAATATTCCCCTTAATAGCCGTATATGCCACTAATTGCACTTCCCTCTCTGTCAACTTCAAATTATTAACAACAGAAATAATCTTATAATACTTCTCTGCCAAATCATAAGCATTCTCCTCAGGCCTTTTAATCCTTTGTAAAACACCTATAGCTTCCTTATTTAATTCTTTTGTTGACATTACAATACAAAAATATAAAATTACATACAATCCACAAACACTTGATGAACAATACATTACATCTAAATGCCATATTATGTCCAAAAATTACTCACCCATCACTATCTCCTACAAATACAAACACAATATTTATAAGAAATAATCCAATTAAAAGCTCATTGTAACAAACTTCTTCATCCTCATACACCCTATTATAATGTACACCTATATTATAATACCCATATGAAAGATTGATAATCTCAAAAGACACAGAAGCTAAATACATCCTAATACATCCATATACAAAGGAAATACTAAAAAGCACCAACAATATAACCCAAATCATATAAAACCCTTTTTAATGTAATTCCAAACCCACCCTCCGCCCTCAAAGGTAAATGTATTTAGCAATATATGACAAAATAATTTTTTTTCTGGGGGTTAATGACAATATAAAAGCCCCCCTATATAGAAATATAAATCTGGGTATGCCCCCCATTATTCCTTCATAAGGAAAGCATTACACGGATATTACATAGGAATTAGGAAATGTTTTATGTTCATGGGACAGGGGACCACTCCATATTGCAACCCCCAGTACAGATTGTGTGGTTGGGACTATCCCCCATTCAATGTAACACACAAAAAATTAAATCGAAAGACAATGCAAACTGTAAAATTGATTAGCATTAGCCAATCCAAGAGCGGACAGAATTTCACGGCTTACAATGCAAGCGGAGACAGAATTCACATTCCTGCACGCCAGATTGAAGCACTTGGTCTGACCAAGGACACTCTGCCCAAAGAACTCTTCGCTCTCACAGCAATTAAGACATTCGACGAGCTTGACCCGAAGACCAAAGAGCGCACGGGACAAACATTCTCCAGAGTGCAGGCTTGCAGCATTTTCAAGACTAAGGAAGAAATGTTTGCTGCGAAGAATGATGCTCGATTGCTTAACGACGAGTGTGAAGCGGCTTACAAAAAGCAGGCTTCCTCACTTGGCTTGAGTGTGGAGAGTATTAAAGCACTCGAATCTGATGCAATCTGATAGCATGGGCTTCCTACAATTTGTGGGAGGCCCTTTTTTTCCCACATAATGTATATATATGGGTGGGAATCAACGACTTATGTTGCATAGGGTGGGGAAAATATGGACATAAATAGGGTGGTGTATAGTCATTAAAACCCTTCACAACCCATTTCAAATTCCTTAAAATCAGTCAAATTCGTAGATATACATAGCATTAAAATCAATTAAAGCATTAAAATCAATAAACATGAAACTCATTAAAACATTTGTCAAAACTCCTTTTAAAGTTAATTATTCTGCACCCTGTAAATATAGATTAGCTGTTTCTTCTGATTCATTGTATGTTATTTCATCTTCTGGCAATGGTAACAGTTTGGAAGTTATTATTAAAGGCTCAGATAGGAATGCATATTTATATTCATTAGAGAGTGGATATGGTTTACAAGATGCCATATCTGCCATTAAAACAGATATTATATTAGGGAGAAATCCTTTGGATTGGATATTAAAGAGCCTGTAACAGGGCTCTTTATTTTATGCCTTACATAGCAAGGCGTTGAATGTGTATATAAGCTAATGGAAATGAAAACACATTCTTATTCTAATGCACCACAAACAGCTTCCCAAGGGCTGACAGAATGTAATATGTAAAATAACGTGTTCTCGTACATGAGTATTCAGAAAAAGTGTTCGTACACGTATTACATTTTGAGTGCAGAGGGAAATTGGAGGGATAGATGCTCCCAAGCAGGTGCAAGGCCTGCATTTTTCTTTTGTCACCAATTTAAAATCAAGTATATGAAGTATTTAGTTGCTATTATGTTTGTTTTTGCCTTATTTTCTTGTTCTCTGAAGGAACAATCTGATGTTATTGTAACAGAATTATGGGATGATGATGAGGGTCGTCCTATATTTAATGTAAAAGCTAATGGTGTTCTATATGAGCATTTTTATGCTGAGGAGGTGGCAAATGGTCTTATTACAGGACAATGGAAGCGTAATCAAGACTTAGTTATTACAGAATCAAGTGAATTTCAGCTGTTTATGGAGGAAGATAGTGTTGTAATATATGATTTTGGTCGTAAATTGGGAACAATAGCTAATGGTGAATGTAATAAATTAGATGACATATTAAATCAAGAATAATGAACGCAAAAGAAGAATTTCAAGACTTTGTAACTGGCCTTCCAAACGTTATTTGTGCCATCATCACTTTTACAGATGATGATTTTAAAGAAAAACAGACGGTCCTTCGTATTGGATATACAGAGGAACAATATCAAGACTTCCTAAATAGTCTTGATTTTGATTATGACGCTGGATATGGACTTCAGTATTTATATGGAACTATATGGTTTAATAATAATACATGGGGAACAAGAGGAGAATATGACGGCTCAGAGTGGTGGATTTACAATGAATGTCCTCAAGTTGTAACAGATTGCTATCCAAGCTAAAATAGGTGTTTTTCAAAGGTTAGTACGGCTCAATGTGTCTACATTAGGGCCTCTTTTTTATTTCATTCATTTAAAACCAAAACCATGAACAAGTTATTGATTATCAGCATTTTAATGGTGATGTTGACATCCATTATTATTTTTCTTGCATTTTGTTATCTCGAGCCTAGTTTGCTTAATTTATTGTTTATATCTTGCATATCACTTGCTGGATATGGAACAAGCGCACTTTATTACATCACATATAAAGAGGAACAAATATGACATACGCATTTATTGTAGAAGAGAAAAAGACTGTAGAAGAAAGAATGAGAGATGATAAGGGTAAGTATGTTAAGGATGAGAAAGGAATATGTGTTAAAATCTCTGTAGTGAAAGTTATACGTCATTATGTGGGAATCCTTTCTCCTCTTATGAAGGATTATGAAATTCTCAGACATTCAAGCATATCTGAAGCTATATTACACACTGATAAAGAACTTCCTTTAGTAAAGGATATTCTTGACAGGAATAATATAAAATACAAGGTGTCTCCTATAAGTAGGCGCAGCAATAATATAGCATTAGAATCGATTCGTCCTTATGTAAAGAAGAAAAAATGAAAGAAAAGATAAAAATCCTCGTAGCTATTCTAATTCTCATCTGGACATTTCTAGCTCTCATCATCCAATTAATTCTCGTTTCAAAAGAATTCTAACCATTTAAATTAATATCATGAAAACCGTAACATTAACAATTCAAGAGTTTCATTCATTTAAGCAGCTTGCTACATTCTTCTTTGATCTTTATGTAAAAGGAGGATTTGTACATATAACTGCTAATATTGATGACCTTGATGAATTAGGCTATTAAACCAAAAAACCCCCAAATATGGCTACAGAAATCTTCATCGAACCAGAACTCCAAGACTTAGAGCAAGCAGAACACGCTCAAGAATGGTTTGAAATTGCATCCAAACTTGGATTGGATGCACAATTGAAACATGCAGATAAGAGTGAGGAGAAGAAAGCTCCTCCTTATATGTATGTAGATCCAAAGACATCACGTATTATCAAAACCTTGTGTCCTGTTCAGGTTAAATACAAGGAATACAGTGCTTCTACAATTCCTTTGGATGTTCTGAAGGAAATTCAGAAAGCTGAAGAGAATGGTTGGTATTCTATGATTCATATTTGTTATGATGATAAGAGTCCAGATCCATTTGTTATTGGCTTTACAAAAGCAGAATCTGAATGGAGAGCTGATATTCATCTTATTGCAAGATGGGGTGCAGAATTGCTCCCATTTGAACAGCTTGAGCAAAAAGCTATTGCAAGAGTGAAGGATAATGCTACAAAAGCCCTTAAAAAGCTCAAATATGAGCTTGAATTGGCTCTTGAGGATGTAGACATGTTCTCAAAATCTCTTCTTGAGGCATCACAAGCTCCAAAACTTGATTTTGGAATTGATGAGCTTAGGAAGTATTGACATAATCACAAAGTAGGAGTTTGACCCTTGAACCCACGCACTTGGGTTGGGATAGACATAGCAAACTTGATGACTCAATTCCTACTAAGGCATAATGGTGCCTATATTCAAATTGAAAAAGTTTGCAGGTGGGTGGCAACTCTCCAGAAGTTGCAAATAGTCAGGTGGCGAAATTGGTAGACGCTATACGTAGATAACAACCGTTAATTAATAGGGCGTGTTATCATACAGGTTCGAATCCTGTCCTGACTGCTCATATTTAAAACCAAAAAACCAGATCATGAAAAAATGTTTATTTATTGCCTTGATGTTGTTTATTTATTCTAATTTGACAAATGCACAAAGCTTTGATGGTGTTTCTATTAGTGGTCCTATTAATGGTGCCATTATGAAATATAGGCAGAAAGGCTATGTGTTTGTAAAAGCTGAGGCTAATGTTGTACAAATGAAAGGAACTGTAGCTGGTAATGCTGTAAAGCTGTTATTAGTTAGCACACCAACTACAAAGCTTTTCTGTAAAGCTGTTGTACAACTGCCAAAGCAAGACAGTTGGTTGTCTTTAAAAACTATGTATAACAAATTCACATCTCTTATGGAGGAGAAACTTGGAGAACCTGATGATTCTTATGAGTTTTTCATATCTCCTTATGAGAATGGAGATGGGTATGAGCTTAGTGCTATTTCCCTTGAAAAATGTCTATACAATAAGTTTTGGTTTGAAAAGAACAATCTCAATCTATCTGTAGCGATTAACAAAGGTAAGTTTGTTGAGATTAGCTATGAGAACAACCAATTAGTAGAGAAGCTAAAAGAAGAATTAGACGCAATAACATTAAACTCATTTTAATTATGTACGAGAAAGCATCATTAGTTTTCAAAAGTTATATGCCTATGCGATTAGAGAAAGGCATGTTATTTCTAAGTTGGATAAGAGACGTTCCTTACATTAGAAGTCTTGATAATGTTCCTTTTGATGAAGAAGAGTATGTTTTTCAAAATGGCTATCCTGTTGAACCATACATCATCTATTACGGCAATCCTAATTTGAATGAGGAATACATTCTAGCAGGACCAGAAGAAATAGCATGGTTTGATGAAGGAGAAAGTTCTGATTACATTCTTGATATAACTGTAAAGCATTACAACACCATTATACAGGATTATGAAAGTGAAATAGAGCTGGAAATAGACCCAAATGATGAAGATTCCATCTCTCCTTTGCTCTACGAAGGAAAAATCATAATCAGATATCCTACAGAGGAAGAATTTGTTGAAGACGATGATTATGATGACGAATACACTGAAAGTGATGAAGAAAGATGGATAATAGATGAATCTCGTAATGATGAAAATTACTAAACAATGAAAAAGATTAAAAAACTACTTGGGTTCACAATTGATAAAAAAGGTGAACCTTTCAAGCCAGGAACAAGAACAGTGAATGTTGTAAAACAACCATCATTTAATGAGTGGTGTTTACAGTTCAATGTTTCTTCTGCTTACATCAATAGACATTTTGGTTAGGGTTTTTATATGGTGAATAGAGCCCTCAACATTAATTTGTTGGGGGCTTTTTTATTTATTTAAACATTAAAACCATGAAACAAAAAATTAATAGAATACCAGTCATTAATTGGATCAAGAAAAGATGTATTCCTGAATATGCTGATATAATTCTTGCAAATGTTCCTAAAAAAGAGGAACTTATTACAGTTTTAAAGAAAAGAATCAATGATGTAATGAATCTAGATGATGCTCCTATAGTTATCAGAAAGATGACTAATTCATTTGATGAGGCTTTTATGAATGCTGTACCTAAGTTAATGGATAAAAAAATCTGGACATCTTTGGACTGTAAAGATTCTCATACAGGAGTTTTATTAATGAACGAGGTGATATATTATAGGTTTACAAAACGTCCAGAAGCTCTTGATTATGACTTTTGTATAGCAGCTTTTGATAAAAACACAACATTACTATTTTACACTGTACAAGTTTCAGGATTTAAAGCTAATAGTTTTATAAATCCTTTACAAAAATCTAGAATGGAGGCTATTACCACTTCTATTAATAATGTTTCTGTTGATGATGCCAGTTTAAGTTCAAAAGTCTGTGAATTTTATTACACAATTGTAATAGCATTTGAACTTTTCAGAAAATATGCAGATGTAAAAGTAAAAGTTTTGCAGCCAAAAATAAAAGTCGAACTGTTTAAATGTAGATATCATAATGATAACGACCATCAAATAGAAATCATGGACTCAACTTGGTTTACAGAGTTTATTAAGTCAGAAGCTTTTAAAGTGAGAGGTCATTTTAGACTACAAGCTCATGGAGAAGGTAGAGTGGGACGTAAACTTATTTGGATTAAAGACTTTAAAAAAGAAGGATATACAAGGAAAGCAAAAAAAGAGTTAGAAACCAATTTTTAAACTAGAAATCAATTATTATGAAAAAAATCAATTTTCGTTTAGATCAATCTTACAAACTTGCTCTTAACAATCTTAAATGGTACAGTTCTAAATCAAAGAAAAAAATTCATTTTCTTCCAGGGTTAATGAATAGAAGTGTGAATACAAAGCATGTTGATGTTATTAATGAGTCTGTTAAGAAATTGAGTGTTGTTAGACCTGCAATTGTAGTAGAAGTTGCATTCTTTACTGGTAAACCTGAACTTTATGTTGCTGATGGGCAGCACATGTTTAGAGCTCTTGAAAGACTTGGTTTTGATATTCCTTATATCACTATTAAAATAGCAACTCAACAGGAATTAATAGAAACTATTGCTATGTTGAACAATTCTTCTAAGAGTTGGATTCTTACCAATTACATTGACGCTTGGTCTTATCTTAAAGATGACTACAAAGAGCTCAATAGTTATATTGGAAAATATAGCGATGTAGAAGCTAGCATAATTGGAGCAGTTTTCTCAGGTAATACAGTTGCTAGTGGTGCACATGTAACTAAACTCATCAAAACAGGCAACTTTGTTATAAAGAACAAACAAAGAGCAATCGTTCTTATGGAATATCTTAAAGATGCTCTCAATGTTGTTATGAAAATGAGCCGTTATGAGAATAGGTATTTCTGCAGTGAGTATATAAAGTATGTAAAAGAAGAAGGAACAGACTATAATCATAAAACCTTTATTGAGAAGCTAAGAAGAAATAAAGACTGTATAAGTCTTGCTATTAATGCAAAAGGAAGGTTGGTAGAGAAGTTCAAAACAATGAAATAATATGAGAGAACATCTAATTGACACAATATTGGAGCTTTCTGGTGATGAGCTTCAATATGAGGATCTTGTAGTTATAGCAAAAGAAAGTGATGAACAATTAGTTGAAAGACTAATACACATTTCTAACTACTATAAGGTTCAAGCTAATCAATAGTAACCAAAATCCATAAATATGCCTACACTAGTCTATTCATCAAAAAAAGTAAGTTTGCAACCATTATCCTACACCAAGGATATGTCAGACTACTTCCTAGCCAGTAAGTTAATAGATTCTATCATTTCTGCCAACAAGGCAAGAAAGGGAGTGCTAGTGGTAAAAAGGAAAAGATTCTCCTATATTCCATCTAATGGAAATAGAAAGATGGTCATTAGACTGCATCATTCCTTTTAGTGCAAATATGCGTAGGGGAGAAATCCTCTACGCATTTTTATAATCAATTTAAAATCAATCAATTATGTTGAAAATCCTTATTATTTTAATGCTCTTGTCTTTTATTTTTCTAGCTTGGAGCTTCTACACAGCTCCTTTGTATGACGAACAAACAGGGAGATTCTATAAAAAATAGCAAATGAAAAAAATATCACCATACATCTACCCTCTACTAAAACATTATTTACTTCCTAAGGAGTATGTAAAAAATGATAGAATGCTCACCTCAAAAGATGTCATTGATGCAATCCTTACACAATATCAAGATTCTGAAAACTTCCTTCTGACAAAATCAAGAAAAAGAAAGTATGTAGAACCTAAGAAAATATATTGTAAATTGTGCGTCGAGATCTTAAACAGGTCAAACACAGAGGTAGCTTCTGAAATAGTTAATTATGATCATTCTGTAGTGATTTATTCAAGAGAGACGTTTGACGACCTTTTTGAATTCAATTACACATTTAGGCAGAAGATTATGAAAATACTAGGTGTTCTTGGAATAGATGAGAAAAAAATAACCAAAACCCACCAGTCAAATGAAAAAGTTTATTAATTCCTTCAGATGCAAGCTATTCGGTCACAAATGGTTTATGATTTATTCCTATGGATTAAGAATGAATTGTAAATGTCAGAGGTGCAACACGTTTAAAGATGATTATATTCATAACTTTGTGAAAATTGTAAATTAACATGAAAACACTTAACGATTTAATAATACAATAAAGTAATATTTATAGGAGTTCTTTTGTATATTTGAGCATGAAAACTCCTATAATATATGCATTATCTGACCCTATAACAGGCGAAATCAGATATATTGGAAAAACTAAAAATGAACTTTATAAAAGATTGTCTGGACATTATAAAGATAAACATAAAACTTATAAAACTAATTGGATATTATCACTTAACAAATTAGGATTAAAACCTTGCATAAGTATTATTGAGATATGTACAGAAGAAAATTGGCAAGAAAGAGAAAAATATTGGATTTCCTTTTATAAAAATCAAGGAAATAAATTAACTAATCTTTTAGAAGGAGGTGAAGGTTTACCAAAAGGATATAAACATTCAAAGGAAACAATAGAAAAAATTAAAAACTCATCTAAAAAACCTAACAGTGGACAATTTTTAAAAGGAAAAATATGGGAACCTAAACAAGCCGAAGGAAATTGGAAACGTATTCTTCAGTACGATTTAGAAGGAAACTTTATTAAAGAATGGAAAGGAATAATAAATGCATCTAAAGAGTTAAATATAAATAAAAATCTTATTTCAGGTTGTTTAAAAAATAGAAGAAAGATGGCAAAAGGTTTTCAATGGAAATATTATTCTGAAAACTATTCATTAAAAATACAAAAATATAAAAGAAAATGAAAACTGTAATTATTGGAGATTTGCATGGTAGTAGTGTTTGGAAATTAATTGTACATCTAGAAAAACCTGATAAAATCGTGATGGTTGGAGACTATTTTGACTCATTTGAAATCTCTGGGCTAGAACAAATTCATAATTTCAAAGAAATCATCAAGTATAAGGAAGACAATCCACAAGTGGAAGTGGTGATGCTCATAGGTAATCATGATCATCACTACTTCCCAGAAGTGGGATATACAGGAACCAGTGGTTACCAATCTGGCATAGCTCCAAATATAAAACAAGTGATAGATGAGAATAGACATCATCTACAAATGGCGTATAGTTTTGATAAATATCTATTTACACACGCAGGTGTAAGTCCTGTGTTTATGGATGAGGCGTTTGGTGAGAATGGTTGGTCAAAAGAAACAATTGTTGAAGATTTGAACGAATTATTTAAACACAAACCAAGAGCATTTGACTTTAATGGATTTGAACCTACAGGTGATAACACAACACAAACACCAATTTGGATTAGACCCAGGTCACTAATGAGTGCAAACAAGAAGCATTCTAAAGGATTAAAGAACAACTACATACAAATTGTAGGACATACACAGATGAAAAGGTTAAGCATAGAACTGTCTAAACAATTCACTGGTGGTAAATATTATTTCATTGATACAATGGAAACTACAGGTCAATATTTAGTTTGTCAGGATAATAAACTCAAAGTAAACTCAGTAAGATAATGACACGAGCAGAACAAAAAGTAAACAAGGAAAAACAACTGCTAAAAGAACTCATTGACAAGATGTTTGAAATAGCAGGTCATGACGTTAAGTTTGAAGATGTAGAAGGCAGAACAGATGAATGGTTTACACAATACACCATGACTGATGTTCAAAACAAGGAATGGAGAGAATGGGGTGCCAATCACATTAAAAAGAAAAATCGCTATTATTCAAAAGTAGCTGAACGTCAAATGGCTTGGCTTGATTTATATTGTGGACTTAAAATTGAAAACAAATGAGTGGTGGGAAATTTTCCTATGATCAGTACAAGATAGGCTACATAGCAGATGAGATAGAGCAAGAGATACGCAACAGCGGTAAGCCTAAGACAAGAGAAGAGCTTAAAGAAGAGCGTTGGAGAGATGCTGAATGGTATGAAAAGTACCCAGAAGAGCTATACCACTACAAGTATTCTGATGAGGTGATAGAAGAGTTTAAAAGAGCTGTATACTATCTTAGGAAGGCACAGATTTATGCACACAGGGTAGACTGGCTGCTGTCATCAGATGATGGCGAGGAATCGTTCCTCGAAAGGTTAGATGAAGAACTAAAAAAACTAGACGCATGATACCTTCTGACAAAGCACGGGAACTATATCTGAAGTACTACGGTATACCGCTATACGTGAAGACCGTAAAACAATGCTGTCACATTGCA